GGCGGTGCGGTTCCCTCGATGCCGTCGTTCAATCCAACAGGCTACGCGCAGCAGATGGCGATGAATCAGCCGGGCGGCGCCCAGTACAGCCAGCTTCCCTCGCAGGGGCAGCCACAGTATCCGGGGCCGTTCTCGCCCTTCTTCTTCAATTTCTAAATGCCAGGCATCGACGAAACACTACAGCCGCCGCCGGGGACAACGCTCTCGTTCGATGAGGACCCGCCCGCGCCGAGTCCTGTCCTTCCCCCAATCCTTAGCACCCCAGGTGAGCATCCTGCGGCCAACATTCCTTTTCCCGGAGAGCAACAGACTCCTCCGGCGGTGCAGCCCGGACAAGCGGTCAAGCAGAGCACTTCCGCCAACGGGTCGTATCGCGGTGTTACTCAGCAGGGACTGGCGGTCACGTCTTCTCTTAATAAGAAGGCGGATCAGGCAGCCCTCTCCGACGTTGCGCAGTTCGCACCGCAGTTCGCACAAGAGAGAGCTGACTACGAGCGCGTTGCACAAGAGAGACGCCAGGCCAATCAATTAGAGCTCGAAGCGCAGAGGCGACACGCAGCCGAAGAGCAGAAGCTCTGGGAGGTACAGCGTGGCTTCATCACTGAGCAGCACGAGCTTGAAAAGCAAGCTTACGCGCAATCGCAGGTGGTCAAGCAGCAGTACCTTGCGAACTACGAGCACGACCTCATGTCCGCGCGAATGCTCGCGATGCAAACAGGCGACCCGTACGAGCGTATGTCGGCAGGGCAAGCGGTCGGTCTTATCGCTGCTCACGCGGTGCAGGGCTTCCTGAAGGTCGGTGGTCATAACATCGATGTTGCTGAGCAGACAAATCGTTGGGTCAACCGCGAGATTGCGAAGCATCAGCAGCTCGTGCAGGACACGCAGCAGGCGGCGCAGGGGCAGTTTCACCTGTACCAGCTCGCTCGTCAGAACGCGATGGACGACTACGAAGCCCGCGAGCGCTATCGCGGAATGGTGATGGAGGGGCTTAAGGCGCAGGTCGGCGCGGAAGCAGCTCGATTCGGGTCACAGATGGCAACTGCAACCGCAGCGCAGAAGGCCGCCGAGATCGATGCGCAGCTCGTAACACTCAAGGCGAATCTCGGTGAGCGTCAACGTGGTCTCTATTTCGAGGCCCAGAAGATGCGCATCAACCAGGCCGCTGAACAGGCTCGCAACTCGGTGGCGATGTACTCCGCTCGTACTGGTCGGCTGGAAGAGGAGCGACTTGCAGCGAAACAGAAGGCTGAGCTGGAGAAGACGGAGAAGGGCGAAGAGCTGTTCCCCGTATACGATCCGTTTGAACCGATCGGCGCAACTACACAACCGAAGTGGGGAATCAGCAAAGACGACAAAGACGCGATGCACAAGTTCCGCGAGAAGGAGACCGCTACACGCGCTGTTGCAGCTCAGCTCGACAAACTCGAAGCGGCTCGCGCCCGTGCGTACAAAGCGATTGGCGGCGCTCCGATGAGCAGCTTTGTGGCTGACCGAATGGGTAAAGGCGCAGACGAAATGCGCGAGTACAAACGAGAACACGCCGCCACCGTGATGACCATCCGCAAGGCGAACACGGGCGCTGCGTTTACCAAAGAGGAGACCGCCGAATACCTGCGGATGCTGCCAGGAGAGACCTTCTGGGAGGCTGGAGACAACGTCACCGCTGTTCCTCAGCTTCGCGACAAAATTCGCACGGACTTCCAGGCGGCGGCGGATACGTACTCTACGAAGGGTAAAGGCAACGTCGCTGGTCCAACACGCGCCGCCGAGTACAGCGCGATGATGAGCGAGAACAACCCCTCGCAGTCGTACGCGGACAAGTACGTGGAGAGCACCGATAAGCTTGAAAAGGAGAAGCCGCAGGAGGCGACTCGCGTATTCAAGGAGCTGATGGGTCCCGGCGACTGGTCGAAGGGAACGCAGCCCGCGAAGATGACGGTGGTTGAAGACCTCGCGAAGATCTACCTCAGCCCGGCACAAGCTCGACGCGAGCACGGTGACGCACTTCCCGCGAATGATGACCTCGTTCGTGCGCAGGCGCGTGAGGCATTGCAGCGGATTGCTGCTGACCCCGATCAGAAGGACGTTTATCTCGCCGGTTACGCCCAGATTGTTCTCGACAAAGCCAACGAAGACCCGGCAACCCTCGCGGGTTTGCTTGGAATGCGGCAGGTGAGTGTTGAAGAGAGCAGCTGGTCAATGTCCGGTGCTCCGGTGAATAGTGGGCAGTAAAATCAATGTGGTCCTTCCAAACGGAAAGACCGTAGCGGTTGACGAAGAGACCTACAACAAGCTGCAAGGCAGCAAGCTCGTTACTCGCCAGTCAGTTGAAGCTGAAGGCGCGGCGCGAGAGCAGCGCGAACATGATGAGAAGTACAGCGGCGCTGGTGCAACGCTCAAAGCGGCGGCTCTTGGTGCGGCCGATACGCTTACGTTTGGAGCTGCAACGACTGCGGCGGGCGTCGTCGGTGGCGAAGACTTCAAGAACGACCTCATCAATTCAGCGAAGGCCCATCCTGTTGCGCACATGGCGGGCGCGGTTGGTGCCTCACTGCTTCCTGTTGGCGCTGGTGGTATCGCTCGAAACGCCAGCAAAGCTCTGGGTGGAGGCGTAGCTGGTCGTGCTGTTGAAGGCGCGATTATGGGCGGCGTCGGCGAGATTGCCACGACGAACGTTACTGGTGACCCGGTAACGATCGAAGGCATGGCGCTGAGCATGGGTGTTGGTGGTGTGCTCAATGTCGGGTTCGGTGCTGCGGCCGATAAAGTCTCCTCGTGGGGCAAGAAGGCGGCGAGCTACGCGGACGAAGGTAAGACCATCAAGGCCGATGTCGATACCGTGAAAGAAGCACGTGAGCTGTTCGCCAAACCGATGGACTCGTGGGACGGGTTCATGGAGTCCACGAAGGCGGCGGCGAAGGACGCGGACGCTGCTTACAAGCTGGCTGAGAAAGCCACGAAGCAGTACACCAACTTTGCGAAGGGGAAGCCGCTCCGCACGGAGATCAACAAGACCGAGGCAGCGATTAACCGCGTCTCGAAGTATTGGAGTGACCCCGAGGTCCCTGCCGCAGTCGGCTCGAAGGCGAAGCAACCGATTAGCGACGAGATGAAAGCGAAGCTAAAGGACTGGCGTGACCGTCTCCGTAAGGTTGACCAGCTCCGCTCCGGCGGCTTCGATGTGGACGCGACACAGAAGGCGGGGCGTTGGGTGAAGAACGCCGACATTCAACCTGATCATATGAAGGCGCTCGAAGAGCTGCGCGCCCTCCGTGAAGAGTTGAAGGGCTTTCCCGCTGCGACTCGCAAGTCGGACTGGGCGGACCTCCCTCCCCCGCCGCCAACGGATGTTGTTCCTCCTGAGTCGATTCGTGTTCCCAAATCGTTGCGCGAGATGGCCGACATGACCGAGGGCTCAATCGCAAAGCTCAACAACCTCATGCAGAAAGACCCTCGGGTCGCTGGTGAGTTTGCAAAGCTGGCGAAGGAGCTGGACGTGGATCCTTCGATGGGAATCGCTGGTATTCACGCGAAGCTCGGAAAGTACATGAGTGCCGGGAAGAGGCTCGAAGCCCTCGCTGCAAAGGAAGCGGCGGACGATGGCGGCGACGGAATGCTCTCGCTACTGAAGCGCGGTGCAAACAAGTTCGTTCGTTACGGTACCGCTCGATGGGCGGACGCAGCGCTCGGCGGCAAATGGATGGGCGCACTCGGGCGCGTAGCTGCCGGCGAAGGAGTTGGCCTCGCGATGAACGCCACGGAAGATCTCATCAGCGGCTCGATGATGCAGTCGCGGCTTGGGCTGAAGAACACGATCGCGGGGCTCATCGGTAAGGCCGCTGGTCCCACGGCTGGTGGGCTGAAGAAGCTCGGACCGATTACCGCGTACCTCCAGGCCGATCTGCTGACCGGCGAGAAGGACAAGGACGCGGACCCGGAGGACTTCACGGCGGCGGCGGTCAAACGAATTGGGAACACGTTCTCGGTTGGTGCGACGGCGAACGACGCGGCGTTTCTCTCGGTGCAGTCACTGATGGGTCACGCAAGCGATGCAGCGGCGAAGCTGGCGAACAAGGTCACGGGCGACATCGGTTATCTGATGCAGGTTGCGCCGAAGGATCCGGGTATCGCAACGCACCTACTCTCTTCTGATTGGAAGCCGTCCCCCGAGGAGGCGTACACGTTCGCTTATCAGATTGAGGCGGTCATGAACCCGCTCAAGGCTATCGAACGAACCATCGCTGGTGATGGACACCCGGCGGCAGTCGAAGCGCTCTGGGTTCGCTGGCCCGCTCTGATGAAGACAGCGGCGGAAGAGATGGCGTTCGCGCTGCACGATATGACGGACGTGAGCTACGAGAAGGCGAGTCACCTCTCGACGCTGTTCCGTACTCCAATCACCGGCCTTAGCGATCCAATGATTTCGTTGGAGCTTCAAGGTCTATACCTCCCCCGCTCCGAAGCGGAACCACAGAACGCAGCCGAGTCGTGGCAGCGTCAAGGCTCGGGCCGTCCAGTTGGGCGCCCTGCCGCAGTTCAAAGCAGCGTCGCCGGCAGCTCCGTCTCCGGCCTGCTCTCTCAGTAAGGATTGAATGGCAATTGGTACTGTAATTTCTAACGGCACGAAGCGTTCTATTCGTCTCCTCGAAGACCAGACCACCGCAAAGGCCGCTCCGTCGGACTCCGAAGATGGTGTTCCCTGCTACGTGACTCGCGCCGACATGGCGAAGGGCGAAGAGGCTGAAAAGGGCGTGTGCTTTCTCGGACGTGACGCCGGGCAGAGCACGCTTATGATCAAAGGCCGCGTGTCGGTTCGCGCATCGCTGGACCTCGACGGCGTTACGGTGAACCTCGACACAATTATCGAGACGCTTGCCCCCAACGATGACAGCGTCACAATCACTACGGTTCACAGCGCGGGTGCTCCGAACGCCGGTTCGCTGACTCGCGTCGGCAATGCCTTCACGTTCACGTACAAAGGCGGCACCACGACGGTTGCCAACTTCGAGGCGGCGGTCGCGGCGCTCACGGGTGACGACCAGCTGATTGGCGTCAAGACCGCTGGCACGGGCGGCAACATCCTGGCGGACACGGACGATGAGGTTGTGGACGAGCCGATCGAGACGTTCGCAGCGGTCACTATTGTCGCTACCGCTACGCTCTGGGGTTATCTCGCTGAGGCTGACGCCTGGTTTGAGATTCCGGTAAACGGCGGCACGGTGGGAACGCCGGTCGCTCTCGCTGAGACGAGCACCGACCAAATCAATTTCCAACAGCGCTTCGAGAACCTCGGGCACTACGACCGGATCGATATCGAGCTGGCGTCGCCTGCTGCGGGGTCCTCGTTCGACGCCTGGATCGTGTCGGGACGGTACGGCGAGTAATGGACTACGCATCAATCTTCACAATCGTCGCGGACCTCGGGCTCGGTGCCTCCGCGTTGTGGCTCGCTAGTCGCCTGACGTTCACCGTCCGCAGTCAGGGCCAGGAAATCGTTAGCATCCGTAGTAAGCAGTCGGAACACGAAAACCGCATTGGGGTGCTAGAGCAGAAAGCAGCTTAATGATTGGCTGGCTGAAATCTGTACTATCTTTCTGCTGGTCAGTTGTGTTACAATGGATCAAGGGGAGTGGGTCTGATGACTCAACCCTGAGATTGCGCGACGCGGAGATCGCTAGTCAGCGAGAACGCATCGCCGCCCTTGAGGCTGCCCTCGCCACCGAGCGAGCTGAGCGCCTGCGAGTGTTGGATGAGAAGGCTGCTAGTGTTCGGGATGCTGCTGGCGCAGCTGAGTTGCTCCGAAGCGTTACGGGAGCCCGACCCGCCGACCCCGCCAAGTAATTGTGCCGTCCTTCGATTGACGGACCCGCCGCCGCTCCATGTGGAGCCGTGCAACGAGACGATGGATTGCCTCCCTTGGTTTGAGGCCCGCGATCTCGCTCTGTGGATTGCTCGCGTGAAGGAAACGAAGCGCGACCTAGAAGGCTGCACGACGCTGCGGCTGGTTGACCTTTGAAAACTGCATTTCTGTTTGCTCTCACTCTCGCTGCTTGCCAGGTTCCCGCCCCCAGTTATGTGAAGCCCGCCGATGCGGCTGACGGCACGTTCAAAGTGGAGATTCTCCATAACGGTGAATCGCTCGGGACCGGAACCGCATGGGTGTACGACCGGAACGATTCGCGCTCGCTGCTCGTTACCGCCGGCCACGTCTGCGCTGGTGATGCGTACAAACTCATCGACGCGAACGGGGCTGAGATTCCCGCCGTGGAAGTGAAGCGGAGTGGTGATTACGATTTGTGTCTGCTCGCGACGGACTCTCCGGTTGGGGTTGCGCTTCCCATTGCACCCCGAGATGTAGAACTTTACGAGAGGGTTCAGTATGTCGGGGCTCCCCTCGGCGTCTACGGGTGTAGCGATCAGTACAGCGGCGAGAAGTGCGGCTATCGGCCCTACTACTCTGGCGTGTACGCGGGCGGCGACCTGATTACTGCTCCAGGTTACGGCGGCAGCTCGGGCAGCGCGGTTTTCACGCACGAGGGTGTCATTGGCGTTCTCGTCGCTGGTTACCGGCAGTTCCCGCACCTGGTGTTCATCGAGTCGCGGGCTCACCTGCTCGAATTCCTGGCGGGTCAAACGGCCAAATGAATGTAATGGCGGTCCGCTTCGGCCAGCTCTACAAGGGCACCGACGCAGAGCGCTCACTCGAAGACGCTATCGGAGCGCTGGGCGTTCCGTATCGTTTCCAGTTCCCCGGATACCTCTACGGCGTCCGGTTCTTCCCCGACTTCCTGTTGCCGACGCTGAGGCTGGTCATCGAAGTAGACGATGACTCGCATCGCAGGCCGGAGAAGATCGAGGCGGACTTGGAACGGACCTCCATCCTCGAAAGAGAGTGGGGTGTTCGTGTTGTGCGCTGTACAAACGACGAAGCCCGGAGCGATCCGCATGGGACCGTCCGGGCGCTTCTTAGTTCAGTTGGTCTTTGGCCAATTCCCACCCGTCTTCCAACCGTCGCAGCCTCTCTTCCTCAGCGGAAGAAAGCTCCGGCGAAGGCGAAGCGCGAGATGGTGAGTGCTGCTCGTAAAACGCAGCGAGAATCGTCTCGGCGCCGACCACCCGAGGATCGCGAACAGCGTCCCCGTCGGCCGCGTCCTCCAGCAAGGGCGCCTCGTCCAGCTCTCGATAAGCGTCCAGCACAAGCTGCAACGCTCCAGCTAACTCAAGACTAGTTACTTTCATCAACCTCCAACAAAGGACAAATGGACACCACACTACTGATTGGTATTGGCATCGGACTCCTCGCCGGCATCGTCGCCGGCCTCAAGGTCATCGCACCGCTCACGAAGAACACGGTGGACGACAAGGCACTGGCTATCGCCGAGAAGGTGAAGCAGCTCGCCGACTCGCTGAAGAAGTAGTATCGAAATCCCGATAGAGATATCGGAATATCGATAAAACGAAGCCCGGGACGCCATGGCATTGCGCCGTGGTATCCCGGGTTTTCTTATGTCCACAGATCGGCGATTGATTGCAGCTTCAGGGTTGTGATGCTGCGGATGTTGCGTGCCCAGTGGATGATGGCGCTCGCAAAGTTGTTGGTGCTGGCTTTGATTCTCGGCGGCGGGACGTGTTGTAGCCGCTTACGAGGCAGCCATAAATTCAGCCGTCGCTGATAACCATTCCCAGTGTCGTTGTTCACCAGCTGCGCCCACCACTTCGTAGTCGGGTCCAGCTTCACAAGGAAGATTGCTTCCTTCAGTCGGCCAGATCGCCATTCCTCATTAGCCTTTTCGCACCAAGGAAGCATGTCACTGTACGGACCGTTGAGGAAGATGGAGCCGTTCCAAGGAATAGAGAGACCATCACCCTGCTCAAACCGGCGAATGTCATTTCGCCCTTTGAAGTAGCTCTGGTCATCAACCGAGGGAGAATGGGTCCAAACGATTTGACGCTTCGCTTTGACCTTTGAGCGAATGTTCGTCGCCGGGTCCAGGTCCACCTCGGGCAACAACTCCGCTACGTCCGCCGGAGTACACCAACTATCGCGTAGCTTCTTCGCTTCGGGACAATCACTGATGTGGTACTCGCCGGCCCGCCAATTCGTTTGGCAGGGGCAAATCACCAGACCACCTCGATCCAGTCACTCTCGACGTGATACTTATCCCGCTGGCTATACGGGTAGACGTAGAGGCAGCGCCCGGTGTGGACCTTGATGAAGTAGAAGCTGCCCAGCGCTCGACAGAAGTAATCGAGCGTCAAGCGTAGAACATCGGCCGAACAACCTCACACGCTTTGCTCCAAGCGTATCCGACGCTAATTGCGGCGCGTCGAAGAGAATCGTGACGAGGCGAACAGTCGATGACGAGCATCGGGTTCACCTTCTTTTTGTTGGTAGCGGGATCAATCATCGTCGGGTCAGTCCAGCTCGGACGCAGAACCATCCCGATGTGGTCCTTCGTCAGTAGCCAATCGCCCGGAGCCGGCTGCTCGTCCTCACGAAGCGTACGACAGAACCTCTGGGCGCCGTGTGCGTCAGCAAGGAGCGAGCCGCAGTGGAGCCAATCGCCAGCAGTGCCGACGTATCCCGGTTGCTTCCGGTCGATGCCTGACGCCCAGAGCACGAAGCCAATGCAGTCAGCAGTAGGAGCCTGACCGCCGAAGGAGTAGCTAGCGCAATGCGGTGCTTCGGGATCAAACCCTCCATTGAATCCACCTTCGAGCCGGTAACCGATCGGCATCGGCTGGCCCTTCGGAGCCTTCACCAGCGCAATCATTTGGGAGAGAGCACGCTGAACCGCTTGGCCCGGCGTCATCTTCAGGATCTTGCCGCGCTTCTTAGCGGCCATTGAGTCCCTTCGGATACGTCAAGGTTGCGACCGCACCAAAGAGCACCCCTAAACCGAAGCAGCACAAGCCGTACGCAACGATCATCAGTATTGCCTCTGCGCGTTGAGCGCCTCAACCAGCGCCTCAAGTACGCACTTCACTCCGTCTGTTTGGATCTTCGGCAGCGCTTCCGGTGCGACGTAACCGAGGTCCGTCTCTTTCTTCCGCAGCTTCTTGCAGGCATAGAGCACGTTCGCGCGCTCCAGAATCTTCTTCGCGTCTAGCATCCAATCTCCTTGGGCTCGATGCAGCTCTTCAGATTGAGCGGTCGGCGCCAGAATTCGTCTCGTTGGAACAGCAGCAGCTCGATGTCCTCATCCAGCAACAACCGTTGTGGTAGCTGCGAGAGCAGACCGACGTAAGCGGGCACCGGCATACGGACCGCGTTATCCGCGAATCGTTGGCGATGCTGCTCGTACGTCTTCAACTCAGCGTCAATCAGCTGGAGCCCGAGCTTTTTCTGTTGGTCCTTCGAGCAGACAGCGAGGCACTTGTCGCCCTTCGCGTTCTCGCCCATCATCACGTCCCACTCCTTCGGGATAAGGAACGCAACGACTGGCTTCTCAGTGGTAAACGGCGAGGGCAGCACCTCAAACCATTGCCGATTCTTCGGTGGTACTACTCTCATTTTGCCTCGTAGTAATTGGGTCCGTACCCAATCGATGTCTGGAGCTTGAACAGCAACTCCGTTCCGTTCGCAGTGGCGTTCGTCATGTGGCGACGCACCAATAGGACTGCCTTCTCGATGTTCCGCAGCGGACCACGCAACACCAACTCATCGTGGACCTGGAGGATGATGCGGAAGCCCAGCTCAATCAGCTCGCGGCAACGAGTGACAGCGACCATCGCGTTACCGATGATTTCCGCGCCGCTCGCCTGCATCGGGAAATTGAGTGCTCGACGGATCGCCCGCCGAATCATCCAATCCATCCCCGACTCCATCTCTTCCTTCAGGTCACACCAGCGGCCACCCAACGAATAGATGCCGTGCCATTTGCGCACGAACTGCTCGACCCATTGCATCCAGCGCCGCATCCCCGGCACTGCATCGAGGAGAGCGTCAACCATCTGCTGAGCGCGGTCCTCGCCAATCATTTTGCCGTCGGGACCAATCAACGTTGAGAACCCGTACGCGCCTTTGCCGTAAGCGAGGCCGTACCAGATCTCTTTGATCATGCCGCGCAGCTTTTCGCCGTACGGATGCTTCTTGAAATCCTCGGTCGGGATTGCGTCGACGCGCTCACCCGCGTACTTGCAGATGACATCGACGCCATCGATCTTGACGGTGCTCGGTACCTTCCACCCGAGCCAGCGGCCGAACACTTCCCTCGCGTTGTACGAGTGAATGTCGAGACCCTTACCGCCCTGCTCCGGCTTCGCCTGATCGGCGTACATCTGAATCAGCTGGTTGTCGCCAAACAGCCGTTTGCAGAGGTCGCCTTGGATTCCGACTTCCAGCGAGGAGTAGTCGGCGACGAGAAGAGTGGGTGTCTCGCCCTTTAATCGGTCTTCAAAGTAATTAGGCGGTAGGTTCTGGCTCATTCACCTCCATGGCAATTCAGCGCTTCCATTTGCCTTGTCCCGGAAGCTCAACGCCTTCGGAGCGCAGCACACGCCGAATCGTATGACGCTCGACGTTGAACAACTCGGCTAGCCTCTTCATGCGGTACCCTGCGGCGTAGGCACGCACAATCGCAGCTCGATTTTGCGCACTCGTTACACCTCGGCGATTTCGCGCCTGCTCTTCCTTAGTCGCCCATCTACAATTACCTGGTGAGTAATTCTTCGACGGATTCTTGCGATCGAGCGTCATCCCCTCGGGACGTTCACCCATGTCCGCAAGGAAGTTCGCAAACGACTTCAACCAGCGACGACACACGGTAATCCCAACGGCGCCGTAGCGTTCGTAACTGGCGGCGCGAACGTCGTAACAACGGCGCTTCATCTGCCGCCAACTACGATACGTCGAAGTCAATCCCGCTGTGCGCGTCGCATGCCCGTGCTTTAGCTGGCCGCCCGGAGATCGCAAGCGACCACCGCCTTTCGCACCTGATACAGATCCAACTCTTCTTTGGTCGGCAACTGCTGCATTTCCATCGTCCCCTTGATACCCAATCGCCCCGTCACAGCGCCGTTTCGATCGTCCGCATCACCAGCCGGCCCACAAATGACATTGATCCAGCCCCCGGAGTTGGCGAGCTTTCGCATGTATTTAAGTCCAGCTCGTACCTTCTTCAGATGAAGGAGGTGATCGATCATCTGCTTCGATTGCGGGCAGTTCTTCGCGACCCACTTGAGCGCCGTGCTGTCCAACTTGATCTCATCGTTCTTCACGCGGCCCTTCTTCCAGATGGGACTACGCGGGAATTCGAGACCATCGAACAGCTCACCCAATTGTTTGGGACTCGACCAGACCGCATCAACCTCCTCGCGACGATGCGGCCCGTACTCCAGCGCGCCGTTAATCACGAACCACTTGTGCAGCCACGCAAGCTCCTTCTCTTCGTCGGCGCTCGCCCGCTCCACCATTGATTGTGAGTAACCGACATCGATCGGGAAGCCTTCGCGCTCCATGAGTACAACGCAATCCTCGACGGACTGGTTGAATTCGGGACGCCCCCGTGACTCTCCCGGTCCAGCCCCGGCGTCGCTGTACGGGTACGGCGCGGGGTCTCGCTCCTTCTGCGCCAGCTCCTCGCACTCCAGCGCCGCTATCGCGTCCTCAGCTGCATATCGAACCAGCAGCTCCCAGCGTTTATGGCCCGGTAAGATCGACTCAAGGGGGTGCTGAAACTTCTCATCCTTCAGCTTCACCTCCTCTACCGTCTCCTTCACCCGCGTCTTGATGTGCAGCCGCTCGACCACTTCCAGTAGTTTGGCGTTGTCCATCCCGAACACCTCGACCTGCTCCGGTTTTCGTTTCCGGCAGCCATCAACCCCGCAGGAACAAGCACCCCTCTCTACAATCTTCTGTTTGCGAATTTCAATTTGGCGGGTATCGGCTACCACGTCTTTGAATTCCGCAATCGGGGGGCGCCGTAGCTTTACGAGCATCAGGTTCTTCAACCCGAAGCCGCCTTGCGTGACGAGCCACGGCCACTTCCAGCGCGCGTACCCGAGAGTGTTGAACGCTCCCCGCAGCTTCACGCCGTGGTTGTGGAATGTGTGGTCATCCACTGGTTGATTGTGGATGTCCTTCTGGATCGACGGGTCTTCTAGAACAGCTCGGAGCGAAGGATGGAGCAGAGCTGCCATAGGCAGAACCCAACCAACAGCACAATGAAAGCCCAGTGCGGATCTCTTCCGCGTTCGCACTGCAATGCTCCACACATGTACTCGGGCTCGACCGACACAGGACTCTTTCCGTACGTCCAATCCGTAGAATTCCGAGTCCAGGCCACACACTCCGGCAGCTCGCACGACTTCCGCGAGAACATCCCAAGCAGCCGGGTCGTCCAGGTATGTCTCGTCGAGATAGCCGAATGGATCGAGTGCCCGTACATCAACCGGCCCGGCGGACATAACCTTTAGGGTCGAAGATCTGTACCCACCCGTCGCGATCGTTGCCGACCTCGATGAAGTAGGCGCGATCAGCCCAATGAGTTGCGAGGCTCTTCTCGATGGCGTGCGCCGAGTCCTTCCAGCGGCCGGGCAGGATGTTGGTCGTTGCAACCTTCATCCTCGTCTTCACGAGCGTCCGCAGCTTGCCTAGATCGTCGTCGGCCCGCAGCTCCAAGCCAGCGATGTACTCGACACCTTCACGGATCTGCACGACCCTCAGGTAACACTCTCTGGTTGGTGACATCGTCACCTCCGTCGGATGAACAGCGGCGGCTTGGTCAAATCAATATCGACCTCGACCACTGCATCTCCGTCTTTCGTTGCCGCTCGCTGTGCCGTCTTCGCGTTGACGTAGATCATCAGATGATTGGACCGCAGCGAACGCCGAACTTGTCCCTCACGATTGAGAACCGCCCAGACCTTCACGACTTCCCCTTGAGCCACTCAACAACGGTACGCCACGTGTCCATGGCATGCATCGCTTCGTAGTCGTCAGTCTCCTCAAAGGTCTCTCGGTGAGCGTCGTAAGCCTGATCAGCCTCCGCGATCAACTCAGCAATAAGCTGCTTCCTGATCTCTGACTTCTTCATCGTGCCCTCTGCCGGTGCCCATCGAACCACGCACCGCAACCCTGGCAGTTGAGCCGTTCGATTGTGAGCGCCTTGGTTCGACGACTACCTCTCCGTTGCACCTTCGACGAGCCGCACACCGGGCAGCGCTCCTTATGCACGTGCAGCGCTGGGTGAGCTTTGATGTACGGACGCAGCTTCGTGTAGAGCTTTTCGAGTAGCGCAACGTCCTGCTTGTTGTAGCGAAGCATCTTCGCCCAAGCCTTCTCGTTGCCCGCCAGCACTTCCGCCCACAGCCGGAACCCGTGCGTCGAGATTTTCTCTCCGATGCCCAGGTACTTCGCGATAAACTGTAGCTTGCCCGACTGGTAGCCAAGTCGTTTGACGGTCTTGAACAGGTCAATGCTCGGAATCGGCGGCACCGGGTGCAGACCAGCGGAGACAAACTCGCCGTTGATCTTCGGCAGGTCGAACCGATCACCGTTGTACGTCACCACCGCGTCAGCCTCGCTGAGTAGTGCGTGCAGCGACTTCAGCATCGCTCGCCGATTACCGCGCTCGTCCGCGATGTGCCATCCGCCGCGATACCACTTCGCCGCCCAACACAGCATCCTGCTCGGTGCGATCAGCTGATCGATACCGATGTTCTCGTCAAACAACTTCCAGACGTACGCCGTAGCTGGTGCTGTCTCAATATCCAGAAACAGAATCTTCGATGTCATTCACACCAGCGCCGGGAAATACTTCCGGCAGGCTTCGAGGTAGGCATCTTCGGCTTCGTCAGCGGGCCACTCCATAAAGTCGCCCGTGTTCCAGTAGTCGAATGGCTCCAGCGCCCCCTTGTAGTCGTCGGACTGCTCGCCGTGGCGACCGTTGAAGAGCTGCTCTCGTTCCGTCAGCCACATCCGGTAATCCAGCTCCTTCACGAGAGGGTCGCCGATGAACGTCAGGTCAAAGAACTTCTCCATGGCCAGCTGCATCGCGTCTTCAACCCGCTTGTAGTCGGGCAAAAGTGATTTGAGCGGGCTGCTCACGTCACCGACGAACGCCTCATCAGCGTCGTGGATGAGCATGCGTGCCGGCAGCAGAGCCATCGAGCCTCTGTGTCCCGGGTAGTGCAGCTCAGCCATCTTCGCGGCAACCACGCAATGCTGCGCAACCGTGTAGCGGCTGGCTCCAACGTAACGATTGATGCCCGCCAGGTTTCGAGCGATGTCTTCAATCGTGAAGTCTTCGGGACGTGGATCGCCGATAAAGACTTTGTTCCCGTAAAACGTCTTGATGTACGGCCCTCGATTGCCCGAGGCCCAGCGGTGCTCCTCCATTACGCTCCTAGAACACTCAGCATCTCCTCGTTGGTCGTGAATACACGAGACGCGAGTCGATACATGACGTCAAATCGATCGGGCTCCCCAGCTAAGAGGATGTATCCCGGTTTACCTTGTCCGAGCAGATAACCCAGCTCAAGGTGGCCGCTGCGACCAGCGGGAAGAACAAGTAATCCGGCAGAGCATCGGTCAAGATGAGACTGGTCGTAACGAGCGACGTGATTAGCGGCAAAGCCATCCAGAGCTTCAGCGTAACTACGTCCCCTGCTCTTTTCGTATCGCTGCCAGTAATCATCCGCCTCCGGCCCCGCTGCGTACCAATCATCGAATACGTCCCAGCCGACATCACGTAACGACTGGGCCACTTCAGGAATCGCCGGATTGCGAAGCGACCCAATGATGTAGATGGAACGCACTAACCCTCGCCGCCCAGCTCTGCCCGCTCCAGCTCGACCTCATTAATCATCGCTTCGATGACCTCTTGCGGAATGTCCTCTGGAGCATCGGCATCGAGAACCAGCGGCGGCTCCTTCTGCTTCGGCATTTCGCAACTAACGATGATGCGGGCCTGGTACGTAGCGTTGTGGCGCCCATTGAGCCACGCAACATCACCAAGGCACTTCGCCTGTCCTGCCGGTGTGTCGGGATACCCAATCACTTTCTGCCAGCTACCATCCGGCATCAGGCGAGCAGTCTCAAAGCCGCGCACCTCGTACTCGTTGATTGGCGTGCCCGCAGTCGGAAGCGGTGTCTTCACGTCGGCCTTCAGAGCTTTATCAGTCGGCGTCATCGATTATCCCCGCTGCCGCTAATCACGTCTCGATCGCGGCGGTCCTTCAGCTTCTCCAGATTCCCACAAGCAACGTCGGAGAGAAGCAATCCCCAATGACGTGCCGTCTCACTCAGATACCAAAGAACGTCGCCTAGCTCTTTGCGCACAGCCTCACGAACCGTTTCCCTGTCGCCGCCGTCGCGATAGAACTTCTTGACCTTCTCCGCTACCTCGCCCGCTTCACCGCAGAGCCCGAGCACTGTGTAGGCGTCGGGCGGAATCTGTTTGATGATCTTCGCGGTGGTTGCAGCGGCCTCTTGATACTCGTCAAACAACTGGAAATCACGCACTCGGAGGTTCATTCCCCGCGCCCGGATCCAACGGCAGCACTTCCTCTTTGATGAGAATGCCGCGCAGCATGATCAGAGTCGCAATAGCGTGGTCGATGTGTGGCAGACCGGACTCTTCATCTCGCGCCGCCAACGACTCATTCGTCCACGTTCCGTCAAGGTTCTGCATCTCGGCAGCGTGACGATAGAGGGCGCCCATGTAACGCTCCCCTGCTCCGTCGCTCAGCTGAGCCAGCAGGTAGTTCCCGGCGCCGTGCTTCTTCCGACCGTAGCCGAAGACGCGAGCAACGCCGAAGAGCGATTTGAAAGCCACCATCATGATGGGAGCCTTCTTCGCCGCCCAAGCGATTTTGCTATCGACCCGCATGAACACCTCGCGGACCTTTGATGATGAACGCCCAGATAGGCGCTCCAGAATTGACCGCATCGAGCACTCGCCCTTTAAATCGGTCGCCGAAGAATTCACGCGCCCACCTCTCCGCATCACCCCAGCTCGGGAAGTAGCGCAGCTTTCGCTCACCCGAATACTCGGGGTCCAGCGTGCCGCTACTCACCCAATCATCAGGGCCGCGTGTCGAATACGGGACGTTGAGAATCTCCACCTCATCCGGGTCCATCCCGCAATCAGGTAGAAGCTCGTCGGCTAGTTCCTCACTGCCTTGTACGAGCGCTTCCTCTTCGTCATCAAGCTCTTCGTCGTCTTTACTTGGTGTGCAAGGCGGCGGCTGCTTCAACAATGTCCTGCTCGAAGAAATCGGCGTCGGGTGCAATGCCCCGAAGCATCGACTTAATCTCTTCAGTGATCGCCGGGACGCTCATCCCAGCAAACTCGTTTGGGTCCAGGCAGAGATCCGCGCTGGTAGTACCAACGAAGGTGCGCGGCATTCGTTCCCTCGTCGGCTGCTCGTCGCTGAAATCAAAGCTCAGCTGTTGCGGCTCAGTCGTCATCTTCAGCCTCATCGGCGGCTGCGTTCAGTTCGCGAGCCAACTCACGAGCCCTGTCCGGTGTCATCTCAAACGAATGGCCGTGCTCGTTCTCGTCGTTGCAGATTTCCAACCGAACAAACCCGTTAGTTTGAGACTCGGCTGTAGCGTACTCGTGGACTCCGTAGATTTTTTCCATTGCTATTCCTTCTCGTTCAAATCGAAGAAGCGAGCGGTTTTGAGATCGATGCCGACACGAATCCGACCCTCAGCACCCCAATTCCGCTTCGGGAAGTCGAATTCCATGATGTCGTCCTTCACGTCTCCGTGACCCAATCGTTTGTAGTGACGACCGGGCCGGCACATACCGCCCAGCTCCTTCGCATTGCGTCCTGCGTCGGTACACCACGCAAGATCCTCGGCGTCGTAGATGCGGAATCCGTCGATGTCAGGCTTCGCCTTCGGGTCAGTCGCGAACCGTTTGGACCGTTGAGCTATCTCAAGTCCTCGCTTCGTGACTTCACCCTTCAGCTGTGCCAATGCGACGCCAGCACGATTTCTCTGCTGGCAAAGCTTCGTCCAGCCCCACATGAATTCCGACACCTCGCGCTCACGACCGTTACGACCATGAGGGAGGGCGCTCAGGTAATCGAAAACATCGAGGTCTGACTCGTGCTCTGCGAATAGTCCAAGCGCTTCCTCCCCCGTGCGAACCCCGTCGAAATACTCGACACGATCCGCCCATTCCTCAGCCTCTTCTAGTGCGTCGGCAATCCTGATGATGTCGTCATCTTCTAGATCGCCAGCAAGAATGCGCGCTGAGTTGATGTCAGTGCCGCGAGCAAAAACTCTATCCGCTGTGCGGTCTGCCGGGTCTTCGAGGTCAACAAGATTGACTCGATAACCCTCTGATGCCGCAGCCCATGCGAGATGGAGCTTCCATAACGATTTGCCGCCGCCGGTCTCCGCTGCGTAGAGCGCGATGCTTTTCCGCTTGTGTCCACCGCGTTTGTCAAACTCTCTCAGTCGAGTCGGGATGAACGATGGTGGCGGTTTCCCCGCTTTGATCGCTGCCCGCTCTTCCTTGATCCCCCGGTAACGATCCCGGAGAACTTTCGTCAGCTTCATCGTCCTCCCAAGGACCATCCACATCGGGGTCCCACGGAATGCTGGCTGACGGTCCGTACGTGATCATATTGAAGTAGCACCTCAATCTAATCTCGATGGCGTCGTCGCTCACAGCTCGGTCAAAAGCGGCTCACTCTCATAGCGGCCAAAGTCGTTTGAGGTACTACTCTCGGTCGGCAGTGGTTCGCTCTCCGCGTTGTGCAGCAACTTCTCAGCTTGATTCAAAATCGACTGGGCTTTGATGCTGCCCTGCCACTCACGCCCCGCCTGACTCGCCGCCGTTACGCACTGCTCGTACGTCAGCGCCAGCGCTTTGAGCTTCGCCTGCATTTGGATGTAGACGAGGCCCGCACCGTTCGGCGGAACCACGAGCCGGCGATCGAGCACCGAGCGGAAAGCTGCTACAGCCTGATTGACTGTTAGCCCCGTAGATTTCTCCTTGGGGTGCTCTGCCTCTTCCAGCTTGGCTATGACGCTCTGGGCAGCCGCCACCACGCTCTTCGAGATGCCGATCGGGCAGCTCGCAATCTCCTTGCAGTGATCCAGTATCAGCTCGCGCTCCGGCTTCGTGAAACGGACCGCCCGCGCCATTAGCCCAGCACGATCCAGCGATCGGTGTCGTTGATCAGCTTCTCGCGGCGTCCGTTCGGTGTGCGGTAGTACGCGGTACCGTCGGCTGCCATTTCGATGATGCGCCGAATCTTCAGCTCCGCGCAGCAGCTGCCCTTACGGCTAGCGATTGCGACATCGGAACCAACGAACGGCTCACGACCAAATCGATCCTTCATTAGTAGGGAAGATCGTCATTGGGAAGAGCTTCGATCTCTCGGCTCTTCTTCGCTGCGGGCTTCTTGGCGGTAGTCTTCGCCGGCTGCTTCTCGTCACCCGACGGACCACCGAGGAACTGCACATCCGAGCAAACGATCTCCGTGATGTACTTCTTGTTCCCGTCCTTGTCGTCGTACGTGCGAGTCGTGAGCTTACCCTCGACGTAGATCTGACGACCCTTCGCGAGATACTTGCCGCACGCTTCAGCCTGCTTGCCCCAAACGATTAGGCGATGAAACTCGGCCTTCTCCTGCTTCTGGCCCGCCTTGTCCGTCCAGCTCTCGTTCGTCGCGAGGCGCATCTCGCAGACTGCCTGGCCGTTCGGAGTGAAACGCGAATCGGGGTCCGCGCAGAGATTGCCAATGAGTTGAACCTTGTTTACAGATGACATTGATTAGAGATCCTTCGTCGTGACGTTGTTGGTCACGCTCATCGTCTCGGGGACTACCCGACAGACGAAATACTTGTTTCCAGGGGACGCGGCGGCGGTCTTCTCGGCTGCACGAACAGCTTCCGCCTTGTTGGAGTGCCACGAGACAACCCCACCGTTTGCGCCACGCACACACCACTCGGTAATCTTGTTTTCCATCTTCTTCCCCTCTTCTTCGCTGCGATACCAGTAGCCGTAATCGATTCCGTACCTGGTGTACGTCGGTGTGTACGCCGGTATCGGATACAGCCGATCAAACTCAGCCTGCAAAGCCTTCAGATTCGCTTCGCCGTAGTAAGTAAAGTGTTTACCCATCAATCCTCCGGCAACGGCTCGATCTCGCGCCGCTGATTCGTATGGCGGGTTGAGCCAAATCCGCCGCTTCTCCCCGCTGTAGCCGCCCCTCCAGCCCATCCTCGCTCCTTCAGTTGCCTCTTCAGCTCCGACGGAAAAATGATTTGAGCCCGCTCAAGCACGACCTCAATCATCCGCTTCCCTTCACCGAACCGACGAAGAATCGGCTTGCCCCTGACCTCATGAAGCACGTCTTTGTTCCGCAAGAACGACGCGGCCTCGGCGTGGTAGTCGGAAGGCTTCACCACGATCCAAAGGTCGTCGATGTCGTTCTTCCCCTTGTTGCGGCTCGTCGAAACGATCTTGAACGAGACCATCAGACCGTTGCGCGTATTCTTCGATTCCGGGTCGCCAATCACTCGGCAGCCTGGATAACGGTACTCGTCGGGGCTATCGACTGACTTGTACTCGGTCTCCATTAATCACCTTCATGATTCCCGGCATGCAGTACGGCAACGTGCGGTGCCAGAAGTTGGTCAGCCACTCGGAGACGCCCGGCACCGGCTCACGACACGGACAGCCGGCGCAGTTCGGCAGCTCTTCCGTTCCGTACGGACTCGGCTTAACGATTTGCGGATTCGAGAGTGCCCACCGGAGATCCTGCAAGTGCTCTTGGACCTCGAAGCCCGTCACGAGCCCCGCCGTACGTCGCGGCAACGCAGCCAGCGGATACTTCCCCCACTGCGTAATCGAGACATCGCACTCCCACTCGTCGGGTTTGCCATCCATCAGCCAGGGGACAATCACGTAGCTCAGCAGCTGCTTGTTGTCCTCTACGCCAACCGGCCACGCTCCCGTCTTCAGGTCATCGACCCACCAGCGACCCCGCCGCTTGCCCAACCAATCGATCGTGCCGGTGACCCAGCGAGACGGCTCAAACCGCGCCTGCTTCTTCCACTCATCAGCACCCCCTCGTTCGCCGTCATAGGAGACCAACTCAAGTGTGAAAGGAGAGTAAGCAAACGTGACCTCGTGCCGTCCCTGATCCTCCGGCCAATACTCAGCCCGTAGATCGTCGAGACCTGACAGCCCCAGCTTCTTGTTCAGCAGGCGAACAAACTCATCCTGCTTCTCAGTCAGCGGCGACGGAAAGCACCCGGCCCAGTGCCCGACCTCTTTCCAGTGATGACAGAGCGTTCCAAATTGATTGGCGTCGTCCGTCTTCTCTCGACGAGGGAGGATGTGCTGCGGCAGTACGAGGCTAGCGGGACACTCGATTACGCGGTCACTACTGCTCGCCCGCAGCTAAACGTCTCTCGACCTTATCGGCCGCGAACAGGAACGCTAGGCAGCAGGCGACGACGATGAATAGCTCAGGCAAGTGCGGCCTTGAGCGCAGCCTTGACCGCCGCCGACGCAGCCGTCTTCTTATAGCGCTTATCGAGCAGCGGACGCTGACCACGGACGCCCGTGACCTTCTTGCCGCGCGTCATCACGACGTACTCAGCGCGCTTACCAAACGTACCAATTGCGAAACGGTTCTTCGAGATAGCGAAAATGTTCATTCTGTTTCCTCTGACTGTTGGTTACTGCTGCTCTTCAGCGAGAAAAGCCTCGCGACGAGCTAGATACGCTGCTTGTACTGGCTTGCTCTTCAGTGCGTTCGCTTCATCGCGCAACGCCTTGAGTGCGTCGAACGTAGGAATCTGACTGATCCGCTCAATCATTTGGGCCTCGGCAGACTGACCTTGGGGTGCTGAGCCCTGAGCAGTCGTGTCACCCGTCCCCGGCGGCACGTAACTCGCCTCGGCTCCGTCGTCGTCCGTCTGCGTGATGCCAGCGACCGCGACCCACATGTACCGGCGTGCGTAGCTGAGCGCCGATCCGCTGGTCTGCGGATTGAGCACCAGCTTGCCGTCCTTGCTGAGCGTGAACGCTGGCAGCTGCATCATGAACGAGAGCGATTGGCCACTCGAATGCAGCAGGAACCCGTGCATCGAGATGTACGGATTACCGTCGCTCTTCACCTCGATTGCACCGGGATACTGGAGCAGCCACAGCCCGTTGCTCAGGAACGATTCGCGGACCGACGTCAGCACGCTGCCAAGGTCTGCGTACTGATTGCGGAGGTGCGGGTTGGTCGCGTTCTTGTGAGCGTCACGGCTCGCTGCCACCGCCTTGACGTACGCACCAGCCAGTTGATCGAGGCCCGTCGTTCGATTAGCGAGCTGCTGGCTAATCTGGTTGAAGACCGCTGTGCCGACCTTCTGAACCTCCGCGCGGACGAACGCCTGCACGTCGAAGCCTTGCGTCGGCTCCTTATCTTTCTCTGGTGTCTTGTCGCTCTTCTTCTCTGCTGCCATCTTTCTCCTTATTCAGAACCCTTGACGAATCCATGCGGCGTGCATATGTTTACCGCTATGGCTTTTAAGACAGGCAAGCGATTGGGCGGGCGCGGCTGCCCATCGTGCGGCTCTCACGATACGGAGAGCATGGGCCGTGCTGGCTCCGCTACGTGGTGCAACAGCTGCGGGCACAAATGGGTCCCCTGCAAACCCGGCTGCCGTGGTTACGAATTCGATCTCAACGTGAAGGCCGGCCCGACGGTCGTGGGCTGCGAGGGCTGCGGCGTTCCCGACAAGATTGCGCGTCAGTGGCCCGAGGCGCATCGAGCGCTCGCCAATCGCCTCGCGTCAGTGCAAGGCGACGATTACCGGACCGAGTCAGTCACGAAGTGAGCCACTCGCCGAGTTGCACGGAAGACCCCGTAGGGCACCCGGTGTACAGCCGGGTCGATCCTCGATCGCAACGGTAGCTCTTGGGAGCCAGCACGGGTCAACACCGGCTCAACTAGTTTCTTTGGGACCCGTTCCGTGTCGGGGGCAGGATTCGAACCTGCACGCTTTGCTCGTCAGCATTGCGGCAGCCACACACGCTGCTGCGTCTAACCCCGACGATTCACAAATAGTATACGCTAAGCATATGGATGCCGTCAAGCTCAATCGTCAGCTGTGCAATAGCAACGAGATTGCCTAATGGGATCGCCGCAATGGAGGCAGTAGCCGACGCCGAACGCCTCCCCGAGAAACGCCATCCGCTGCTCTGCGGTGAGCTTTGCGAGCAGCCCCCGCACATCGTCACGCACCCGGTTCCACTCCTTCAAGTCTGGAGTAGGTGTCGGTTTGTCGCGATACGGCATTAGCCAGCCAACTCAGACTCGGAAGGTTCACGCAGCGGAGTGATTGCCACTGCCTTCACGCTGCCCATCGAGGCAAGACTCCAGTAATGGTCAAAAGCGTTCTGGATCGAGCTGAGAAAGCTGCGACGCTTCTCCGTCGTGTCCAGCTCGTCCTGCCAATCATCAGGCACATCAATCCGCAACGTGAAGCTCTTCATCGCTTGCCCTTCCCTCTCGTGATGAATGCTAGAACAAACCACGCGACGAGCGCTAGGACCGTCACTACGCTACCTGATTCTGATTGTTCGCCATATGGTCACAGTAAGCATGAGCGCCCACCACCGCAAGGGCCACCTTCAGCCGATCCCACCATCCCATCCTCGTGAGGTCCATCACCACGTCATCAGCTCGCCACGCGCCGCGCTGGATTGCTTCCTCCGCAGCGATTGGCCCAACCTCGTCATCCGGCACGCCAGCACGAGGACGGCAGTAGATCGGCAGACCAGTCAGCTTCGCCACGTCGCACGCAACGAAGCCGGTGAGGTAACGCGGGGAGTTGCCGGGCTTACTCATTGGCTGCCTCCATCAGGGCAATCAGTGCGATTACAACCTCAGTTAGCACCTTCGCCTCACCATCAGCACGGAAATAGACACCTTCAGCCCGCCGCCGGAGGTACTTCAGCCTCTCGCGGATCTCCTCATCATCCATACGTCACGATCCCGTCGTTGTAGACGCAGCGCTCAGCAGCGAGCATTGCATCAGCCTGATCATCGAACGGTCCCGCCTCGTCTACTTCCTTGCCGTCGACACGAAGCGAAACCATCCACTCACCGTCACGACCGATAAAGATGTGCGCGTCCATTAGCTTTGCTCCCCGTTCCAGCGAGGCGTGCCACTCGGAGCAACGCCGCGATCAATCCCGTAGAAAGACTCACCCGCTGCTGCCGCCTCAGCCTCCAAACGAATTGCCTGGCGATTCCGACGAGCGCTCAACCCCTTCACCTTCGCCGCCTTCTTCGGTACGCCCCGCTTCTTCGCAGCCGCCTTGATCTGGCTGTGACGCAGCACCCATTTACTCTTCATATGATTCCTGCGACGACGCCGAGACAGCTTCGACTCGTCGGTCGCAGCACGCATCTGCTCGTAGCCGATCTGCTTCTCCTGGCGATCCAGCGACTCGTAATCGGTGGACGGCCCCATCGGCTTGTAGCCGTGGCATTCCAAGCAGATCAGGTGCTCAACGATGTAATCGCCGAATAGTCCGAGCTTCTCCAGTGCAATCGAGCCTATTTTCGCGAGTATTTTCGCGAGTTTACAGCGGTTAGACAGTTGTCCCGGGTTGTCGCACTCGAATTGTTGTTCACACGCCTTAATCACTTCTCACCCCCAGTAAGACGCAGGTACATCAGCAGATCGGCGTAGTACGTATCCCGCAGCTCGTTGCCACTAACTGTGACCTTCGAGGGCTGCCGACGGATGACGGGCTTGCGCTCAACCACACCGTTCCCATTATCGCGGACGTACATGAACCGTGCGGTCCCGTCCTCCTGCCAGTCGTACTTCGCCATCTCCCAACCGTCCAGCCCGTGAGCTGGATAGAGGTTGTGGCGGGCTTCTTCCAACTGGCGCTTCTCCACAGACGTCGCGATGACCATTACGCCACCGCCTTCTGTGCAGCGCTCAGCTGCGTAACGCGGGCCTTCGCCTCACGAGCACAGTCCACGAAGAACAGCTGTCCCACCGGACCAAACGACTTTGCACAGAGTGCCTTAGCCGCTTTGTAGTCGCTCACAGTCGTTGCCCCAGCAAACGCCTTGAGCACCTCGTACACCTTCTTGTCAGACATCTCAGACTCCGAGCACCTCGGGATATCCCCGGGTGATAATTGACAGCAGCCACACCGGCTGTGTAGAGAGGACACTAACAGTCCGCTCTGACGTTCAGTAGGATCACGAAGGATCCCTAACGCTTCGCTCGATCCACCTTCGAGCGACCGGCCTAGTTGTACGCTTCCGGGACAGGCAGAGCCCGGAGCGGGCTTCTTTGTCGGTTGTTTGGTCTTCACAACCACCTACAGCGGTGGAGGAGCCCGAGCCGACGTAAAAAGGTGTTACCAACGTAACTAGTTGGCACTCATAGCGGAATCGACAGTCTGGTAATCAGAGTTGTCAGTAACCAGCTAATTACACAAGCGGTCTACTGGACTGCTTGGCTTGTTGGCAACACCTTTGGAGAACACTTCCCCGAGAAAATACCACAGCTTACGTGTCAGTTGACCTCCTGGTTTTGCTGGTTGGTAACGTCTCCTGGCGATTCATTACCAGCAATCAGCGTTTCGATACCTCGTGCACGGCCACTCTCGATTGCGCCGCCGCCCAGGTAGTGACCCTTGAGCGTAATCCCCTTGTCCGCGTGGCCCACCTGAGCAGCCACCGCTTCAATCGCCTGCCCTGCCCGTACCGCCATCGTCGCCGCTGAGCCACGGAGCCCGTGCGGCGTCACCCTGTCCACCCCAGCCCGCTTGCAGTAGTTGATCGTCTGGCGCCACAGCGACCACCGCGTCATGTCACCAAACAGTTTGTCCGTCGGCTTCTTACCCTCGGCCAGCTTCAGCAGTTTGGTACGAAGGAACGCCGGGACCTCGATCTCCATGTCACCGGCAGCGGTCTTGTTGTTGCGCACCCAGAGCAACCACCCGTTGTCATCCAAATCCGCAACCGTCCGACCAACCACCGCGCTCGCACGCAGCGCCAGCGTTAGACACGTCAACACCGCAATCGCTTCCTTCGAGTCGTCGGGTAGGAGGACTTCCAGCAGCGTCCGGGTTCCGTTCACACGGAGCTTCGGCTTGCCTTTGTTCTTCTTGCCCTCTTTCTTGATGCCGTCAAATGGATTGGCCTTCAGCCGACCAAGCTCGATTTGCCGCTGAAAGAACCGGCGCGCGTAGCCCAGCTCGCTCTGTTGCGTAGCCGCCGCCACCTCCTCGACCCGTTTCCTGTACAGCGCCAGCGCAACGGTGGGCGTGACGGAGTTGAGGGGTCTATCGCCCTCGTCCAGCCTGAAGATGCCACGTAGACGATACTTCACGTCTTCCCGCTGCTCCTTCTCTTGAAGGTACTCCGTCACGGCGTGGTCTAGCGTCCTACAACCCGCCGCTGCGTTGAACGCGTCTTTGTGCGCAATGGCTTCGGCTTTGCTCTCAAATGATTCAGTCTCGCTAACGCCGTTTGCTCCAGTGAAGACAACGCGCCATCGCGTACCGTGCTGATAAGGTCCATTGGCTCTCTCTTTTCCTTGTTTGGGCATTCTGGCTTTCCTTGCCCAGATGCCGACTCCGCTCCATGAATGGTAACCATTTGGATGGCGTCCGCAAGGGCTTTTGGTAGGGCTTTAGCGAGAGCTTCCTCGACGATTCGGCGAACGGTTAGCGGGCTCACTGGTTAACGGTTTGGCGCTCTGCTGGCTGCCATACGGGGATTAGCGCCACTGCCCCGCGAAACCTGATATCCCTCTCCTCGCGTGTTCTGCCGGTTTGATCGAGTACCGCCGCGTACAGCAGCATTGCGACCAGCTCCCTGATAGTCATTCTGCATCTCCTCTCGCGGTGTCGGGTCCAGATACTCAGCCATCTCCAGGTTCTGTTGCGCCGAGTCGTCGAATCCCGCCCGCTTCATCTCCATCGCATCGCGCCGTAGCTGCTTTGCACGAGTCTTCTTGTTAGTGGATTGGTAGCTATTCCGAAGCTGCATACAGCACCCCTCTGTTCAAATTAATTGGGCTAGCTCATCAGTGTCAGCAGCCCATCGCTGACAGACAGTGGTAGCGGCGTCCCTCGATCGGCCGCACGCACACCCACCGTTTCGCTAATCGAAGATAGAAGGAATCCCCTCAGCGTATCGGCTAATCGTCATATGGCACCGTCACGTGATAACCACACCCCGTCGGGCATTCGGTACGCCTGCCCGCCATCACCTTACCCGCCTTGAGTCCCCACTCATTGCGTCGGTCGTAGTTGTGATGAACGTCAAAACAACGGCAACACTTTACTTTTGGGCCTCTGTAGTCTGACCCTTGGGGTGCTGTGGCTTGGGACTGTCTATCACCACCGTCCCTCTCAGCACCTTGCACCCGTCGCACGGGCACATCGCTCCGTGGCCTAGACACTGCGCTAGGAGTCGGTCGTACTTCGCGCGGCTTAGCTTTGTTACGAGCTGGTTCACGAGGTTCCTTGGGTCTGGCGGTTGCGGGTTTGCAGACACAGAGCAGCGCTACTCCATCGGCGCCACAATCATCACATTCTTGGTTTGAGAGAGCTTGTGACATGACAACCCCAATGGCTTTGATAGCCGTTCGTAGCTAGCCCGACTCGGGCCGAGGTAAAGCCGTTCCCTTTGCGCACAGCTGCCGTTTGGAGGGCTTTGCGTACGCCTGGCGATTGCTCGGGCCGGAGCATCATTCCTCGTCGTCCTCTGCCCGCTCTTCGTTGTGCGATTGGAATCGTGCGTTAAGCCACATCTCCAGATCACCCTCTTTGTAATCACAGCGTCGCCGCAGCATGTGGAGGATATTGGTAACGAGGTCAGCCGCCATCGTTTCGAGATCCTCGTTTGGGCAGCTCTCGCGCCCGAATACTTCTACGGCCTTTTCAGCCACAGCGGCCCGATCTTCGTTGGTGTACACGGCTACTCCTCGTCAACCGTAACGAGCTTCTCCAGGCCCATCGAAAACAGAACCTTTGAAAGCCGTTCCAGCGTCTCCGTCATTGCTTCTTTGGTCTTCTCGCCAGCTGCCTTACCAGCGAACCCACTAAGGAGCTTGCGGGCATTCTCGATCCGCTCCTTCGGCGTCTTGACGGTCTTACCTTGCTTCTCGGCGACCTTCTTTTTCGCCTTCTCGACGGTGGTCTTTTTGCCCGTCTCTTTCTCTTCGGCCTTCAAGTCAGCGAGCACTGCGCTCTGATCGGCCTTCGGAAGTGACGCCAATTGGATTGCAGTCGTGCTGCTAATCTCGTCGGCGACCATCGCGGCGATCACATCGGGCGCTAGGTCAAGCATCGCCTGGTAATTGCGGATAGTCTGCTCGCTGCACTGATACGCTAACGCCACCTCCCCAATCGTTTTGCCGAGCGCCATCATGCGTTGCACGTTCTGTGCGGTGGTCATGGGACCGTCGGCTTTGTGGGTGTTCAGCGTGCGAGAGAGGGCAAACAGATCCGCGTCACTGCCCTTTTCAAACAGACAGGGAACCTTAATCGGGTCCTCGCCACGTTTGATCTGCTCTGCCTTCACGAGACGCGCACGGCGCACACGTTGCCGACCGTCGACAACCTCTAGGCGCCCATCATTGCGACGCACCGTAACGGGCTCGCGAACGCCGTAGAAGGCGATAGACGCTACCTCCTGGTCACTGATCGAGAGCTTGATCCGAGGGTCATAGAGCGGGTGCTCGGTGCCGTCTTTCGTATCCAAGCCGATGATAACGAGATCGTCGGGATCGACGAGTTGACCACGAAATTCCTTATTGCGCTGCTTATCAGACATCGTCGGACTCCTTGAATTGCGGGATAGTTGAGGCGTCAATCTTGGCAATCCAAGACCCACCAATGATTTTGCTGTGATGGTACGTAACGAGGGCTTGCCCGTTGTCCCATTCGGTACATTCGAGACTGATAGTGTCCCACGACACCTGTAGCGCTCTGCCTTTGATCAGCTCCAGGCACTGATCGGTTAGCTCGATATCGAGGTAAAGCCGCCTGTGTCCCCGTCGGTTCAGGCTACATCCCGAGCTGAGATACATCGCGGCTGCTACGGACCTGGCACGCCCCTTTTTGGTGTACTCATTCTCGCGCCACTCCCATGTGTAGAGTGTCCGGGAATCATAACGAACGGCACCTTTGACGCCGTGGCCTTTGAGCAAATCGACGGGCGTAGCCGCCTTGAAGATATCGCCCCATTGCGTCCATTCTGGTTTGAGTAGTGGTCTAGTCATCGGAGCTATCCTCGTTTTCCTCGTCGAAACGTGGGGACCATTCGTTAGCGTCAAGCATCTCTCTCACATCGTCGCCTGACATGTATTTGAGTGCAGCGGTTAGCAGTGTCATCGCGTCAACTAAACCACTCTCAACTAGGCCGATTGCGTAATCGCGTGGGTTGTCCTGATACTCGTCGGCTTTATTCACTGCGCATCTCCTTCCCCAGCTCACCATGACAGAAGGCGTCATTAGTCAAATCTTCGCCATATGAACGCATCCAAGCCTTCTCTTTGGGATCGTCCGCGCACCATGGCGCCGATGCAAAGCTGATAGCGGATCTAGCGGCCGCCGCCTCGCCCCATGATTCACCTTGCATCATGATGATTGGCGAACCGACGCATAAAGTGATTTGATCGCCTGTCTTTTTGTGACGAATATCTACCGCGATGTAATCCCGCTTTTCAGCGATACCCGCTCGATTGGCTTGCGATTCCTCATCGGTGAGATCGCGGCAGCCGAGGATGAAACCCGGCAGGATGAATCGACGATTGTAGTCTGATGCTCTCATGATCATCCTCCTAGTAGATTCGGCACCTGACATCACCAGGGATACCGTACTCAAGCAAAACGGTTGGGCGCGATACACGGGACCATTGCCGTTGCTGCTCGTCGTGCTCTAGCTGACAACGCTGTGACAGCGATAGGAACGTGACACCGCACCAATCGCACTTGTCACCATCATCCATGCGGTCTAGTGGGCCTTCTGCAACGTACAAATCACCGTAGATCTTCCGTGGATCTTTGAGCGCTGCTTTGTCGTGGCAAGTGACGCAATACGCTCGATAGCACCCTGCCTCATTCCAGCCGCAATATGCGATCACCGCATCGCGCGCATTCGGGATGTAAGGCAGCTTCGTGTAATCGATGTCACTCGGACTGTGCATGGTGCTCCTTGCACTGCTCTAGAAGGTCGCGCGCCACATCGATGCTCTTAAATCGGCGTCCATTGAGACTGCTAGAGCCCCAGTAACCGCGATGGTCCTGATCGTAGGAGCTATCACCTACGCGGATAGTCCAATCACCGTCGGGGTAGACTTGAAGGCGGACATCACACCATTTGCCGTCGGGGAAATCGTTGGGATCGAGACCCCGATTGATGACACGGAGGGATTCCGCTACGTCTGTGATGCTGGGGAATTTCACGAGACACCCCCCAACGCGACAATCAGCTCATTCGCGCGCCACATCGCATCGGGCCTACGTGACTCGATAGCGGCAGTCAGAGCACGATAGGCGCACTGGATCGCCAGCTTCGGGTTACGGAGGGCGTAGGTCAGTGCGAGGTCAAGCTCGCAGTGGTAGGTCAGCACTGGGGAACCTTTTGTTAGGGTTGCGCGGGGGAAATTGGATGGTTTGGACATTTGGACTCTCTAGAAAGGCTCGGGCATCGTCCCTTGCAATCGGGTTCGGGCATTCGTCCGGTTTCATGTTCCGGCAACGCGGACCTTCCTAGGTGTCCTACGCCCCTGCGTTCCCGAGCCTTGCTACAGCTTCCAAACGGTTAGCATATGGTTTCAGCTACGCATTGAACGCGCTATCGATGGCCGTTATTGCAGCGTCAAGATCGGCATTCAGAATCGAGCGGATATACGATCCCATGTGGCAGATTTGGTGCCTGTACTCACTCGCGAACGGCCAATCAGCGATCTCGTGAGGATTGGCGTTTGGGTCCATAAGCAGAACCTCGCAGCCGTTCTCATCCCATTCGATGCGGATAGGTGCGTTGTGTGCAGCCTGGATTGCTCCAATCACTTCAGCGATCGAGTGTGTGTAGTCGGTGGTTCCGTCGGGTCCGAGGTGCATTGTGGTCTCCAATCGTTGGGGTTAGAGCATGTGATCGAGATTCATCAGCAGGAAATCGCAATCGCGATAGCCCGCACGACACTGGAAATCAAACTCGGTGCTGTTGATACGCCCGCAGTGACCCCAGCCCGCGATGAATTCAATCACCTCACAAAGATCAACATTGGGCGTCACATGCGAACGAAACGTGGACTGAGCGCCAGCAAGCTCGGTGCGAGTGAACGTGAACGGGTCCCACAGCTCAAGCGAGTCCGTCACCGGCATTGCCGTAGCGCAGGCATCGCAAACCACTTGATCGCGTTGGTTGCGCACATCCGCATTGAACAAGAAGTGGAGCTTGCCGCCCTCAGGAATCGCGACACCGCACGACGAGCAGGCACAGCCGTCAATCTCAGCAGTCCCGGCGAATTCGATGTTCAGCATGACCGGACATAGAGCAACCCTGAGGCCAAACCTTCAACATATGAATAACGCTGAGCATACGGTGACCATATGGCTGGAAACTGGCAAAAACCACGACATCAATGCCATGACACACGAGTCATAGCGAGCCAAGCTACTGGAATCGTTGACTACCGCTATGAAATCTTTGCATAGCATCTAACTAGCTGGAACCATGAGTCTTTAAGCTCAGTCGCCGCATGGCTCTGGAATCATTGAGCATCGCATCGGGCCAAATCGGTGGGTTGAGATGTCAAGGATATCAAGAGGTTGAGTTGACACACTAGATGTAGGGTCGCGAGACATCGAGACACACTAGATCATGTGGTCTACAGCCCCCAGCTCTAAGTAGCTGATATCGTTTCACTAGACTAGCTGTACTGTGAGTTGTCCAAAGGCACGAAATCACACGTAAATATGCGATTGGTAACAACTATTCCGTTACCAGTAGGGTGCAATCGAGCCTATTTTCGCGAGTATTTTCGCGAGTTTACAGCGGTTAGACCAAAGGCTCGTAAGTACCTGATTTCCCCAGGGCGAAACGGCGGGGGCCCGCAGGAGGCTCCATGCCGGTCGAATTTTTAAATTTCCAAAAATCCAAAATCCAGCCCGACGGGTTCCATATGGCCGATGCTGCTCCGTGAGATTGCTTGACACACGAAACGCGCATCTGTATAATAGATCCTACCTCCCTTCCTAAGAGCCCTAGCGGCGACTGAGCGGCTTCCTCTTGAATCTGTAGCTCCTGAAACTTTCCCTTGGGGTGCTGAACAGGATCAGAGTAAAGACTTCAGAGAGGCCAAAAGAGAGGGCTTCCCGAGCAAGGTAGGAATGGTTACCCTCGGTTCATGATCGTGCTCTACATCGCGGGCGGCGTCGTTATCGGGCTCTGGTTGTTCGGCGCGCTGGCCAACTGGTCGGCGCCGAAGAGGCCGGGCAGAGCTTTTCCAGAGGACTAGATCTGGTGGCCATGAGGCCGCACCCCAGGTCAGCCTACAAGTGCCAACAATAATTCAGGAATCCAGCCTGAAACTATATGGTTGACATTTGGCTACGGATCGTTTAAGATATATGGGTAGGGTTGAGTTAGAGCTGATGGCGCAAGCTGCCGGCTGAGACGACTCCCCTACAACCATTTGGGCACGGTGCCGCCCCGCAGTTGAAAGCGCGAAGCACCGACCACGCTCTGTCTCACGGGACATCGTGTTGACGCGGGATGAGGAAGCAGTATCCGCTGAGACTCATTATCTCAGAACCCGAGTGCGAATCTCGGTCCCGCTACCAAGGTCAGGTTGATCTTTCATGTCTGGCGCAGGGGTGCCACCAGATAGCATGACTCGTCACTGACCTCCCTTTTCTCAGTAGACCGCGAGAAACCCGCTGTCACTTCGGTGGCGCGGGTCGCGGTCGGCGCCTTTTCGTTCACGGCTTGTCCGTGAGCTGCGTCGAGAATAACCGGCAACGGGAACCCTCGACCGCTATCGGTTACCGGCAGAGCGCTATCGTGTTGACCGAGCGTAGACCAGTTGAGCCTGCCGAACTTTTGAACACACCCGCCCGGCCTCTTCGCCTAGTGCGAATGCTCGGCGGGTTCTTTTTTGCCTGAAGGGTCCAAGTTGGAAGATCTACCGCTCGATGACGAACCAGTACAGCCCGTAAAGAGAGGCCGGGGTCGGCCGAAGGGAAGCAAGAACACCTACAAATCAACACGCGTCGAGTCGATGACCGGCGGCGGCGATAGGCTCGTTCCTCCCACCGCATCAAAGCACGATGACTTCGCGCACGCGGATCCTGCAACGATGCTTTCTCGCCAGCTCTCGCTAATCAGTTGGCAGCAGCAGGCGCTACGCATCAAGATGTTCGGCGGCGTAAAGACCGCTGAGCAAGCGTTGGACGATGTTCGCAAGGGCGGCAAGATCACCTACCCTGAAGACACGAAGGAGCTGCTCGACCTCTCCAATGCGCTCACGCGGTGCATGGAAGGAATGAAGAAGCACTCCGACCTAGCTAACGAGTTGGCGTCTCGCATGTCCGCAGAGGATTTGCTTGAGGCAGCCATCGCGAAGCTCGAAGGTCAATCGCTGCCAACGCTGAACTACGCAATCAAGCGGCTCAAGGCGAAGCGCGAATCGCTTGCTCCGGTTCACGGGCGCGAGCGTGTGTCGATTGGTCCGAAGGACGAAGACGAGAAGGCGACGAGTGCAATCGCCTCGCTGCTGACCGAATGAGAAGTGGTGACGGGTGGCGAGCGGAAGGGGCTCACGTGATGGTGGGTACTCCTTCACCACTCTCCAAATGCTTTACACCTTCAGGGCGTCAGCTCTGCGGGTGCTGCGGTAAGCAGCTCCACCTGAAGGACGATCAGTCGCTGCATTGTGAGTGCATGGACTGTGAACACCTCCCCTGCTGTCACGGAGTTTGTCTCCGATGGCAGCCGTTCTGTGCTGTGTGGACTGATGTTGCCAGGCTTGCTCGTGGTGTTCACCCGATGCAGCTGCTCGGTGCTCGTCTTCGCGGCGGCAAAAGAATTGGACGACGATGAAGTTCGCTGAAGCCGAAGCCGATGAGCTGGCGTTTGTGTTCGATAGCTGGGCGCGCTCTTTCCAGAAGTCGCCGTACGCTGGCTGCATTCCTAATCACATGTACCCGCAGGTCTCTCGTGCAGCAGCAGCCGAGATTATCGATCGCGGCGCGAGGGTGCTGGTCGCCTACGCGGACATGGAGGACGGCAGCCGTCGAATCATGGGCTATTCGGTAAGCGAGCCGGAGAAGCAGACGCTTCATTGGTTGTTTGTGAAGCACGATTATCGCGGGCTCGGGGTTGGTACTGCACTGCTCAATGAGACGTGTGCAACCTGGAAGGCACCGAGCTACACGTACCGCACGAAGGCGTCGGCGAAGTTCCTCGGTCCCACGTTCCGGTGGGAGCCTCGCTTCGCTCGCATTAAGGCGTAATGGACCTCGGATTAGAGGCCGCGCTCAGGCAGGAAGCTAGCAAGAACGCAGTAACGGACGAGATCAAGGAGCGTTGTCGCGCACGGGCCGCGCAGATGTTGAAGGACATCGCCGCGAAGAACCCGAAGCAGGCACAGCTCATCCTCGATCCCTCTCCGCACTGCTCCGGCATCTGCCCTCGACGCGCAGGAAAGAGCTACGCGGGTGCCGCAGCAGCTCTAATCACTGGTGAAGCGAAGCCTGGCTCCATCAGCATCATCATCTCGCTCAACTTGAAGCAGCTCCGTCGCCTTTACTGGAAGGGCGGCGCTTCCGGTTTGTTCACACTTGCACAGAAGTACAACCTCAACATCAAGTTCAACAGCGGGCTCCTCATGTGGGAGCACGAGAACGGGTCCATCGGATACCTACTCGGCGTTGAAGATGATGAGCAGCTCGAAGTTATCCGTGGTCTCGAAGCCGATCTGTACCTGATTGACGAGTGCAAATCGTTTGCGCCCACCGTTCTGACGACTCTGATTGACGAAATCATCGAGCCGCAGCGGTCATCGCGTGATGGCAAGCTGATTCTTATCGGTACGCCCGGCTATATCTTCGCCGGTCCCTTCTATCAGGCCACGTGCATTGACGCGAAGGACCCGAAGGACCCCGAGAAGAAGCCGTACATGCTGCCTTATGGGAAGAAAGACCCGTGGGGACGCACGCCGGAAGCGGATTTGCTCTGGAGCTGCCACAGCTGGACGCTCAAAGAGAACACCGCGAAACCGAAGCAGTGGGATTCTGCGCTACGGCTCAAGCGATCGAAGCGCTGGGCGGATGATCATCCGATTTGGCGCCGCGAATATCTCGGCGAATGGACAATCGGCGGCTCTGGCCTCGTCTACCGCTACGGCGCGGAGAAATCCAGCGGCCGAGTCAACTGGACGCCGGTCGTTATCCTCGATCCGCGCGATCCTGAGAAGCACAACCCGACTGGGCTCCCCAAAGAGGGCGCACCGTGGCGGCTCATTGCTGGTTTGGACCTCGGCTACGAGGCTCCGACCGCTTTTGTTATTGCAGCGTACTCGCCGAAGCTCAAACAGCTGCGGCACGTCCACGATGAGCAGCATCGGCACCTACTGCCGCCTGACATCGCCGACATGATTGAAACCGCTCAGCAGAAGTACGGTCCGTTGGAGCGAATTTTCGCGGACGCCGGCAACCTGGGCAAGATGATCATTGCGCAACTCATCCGAGACTATGGTCTTCCGATTGAGCGCGCTGAGAAACGCGAGAAGCTGGATTACATCGAGTTGGTGAACGGCTCGCTCGCTCGCGGTGAGATCAAGATCATCGAGAACACGCAGCTTGAGGCTCAGCTCCTCACGAATGCGTGGAAGCTACAGGACGAGGACGAGGACGAAATCCTTGACCTCGCTCGACGCGGCAAACTGAAAGAGGACGACGCAATCCCCAACGATTTGGCGGATGCGTTCCTCTACCTCTATCGCGGCTCTCTCCATCACTTCGGCGCACGGGACGAGGAAGAGAAGCCTCAGCCCGGTACGCCCGAAGCAATCGTGCTGGAGCTGAAGGAAGAGCTGGCGAAGGCCCGCGCTTCTTTCAAAAACGAAGAACGACAATTCAGCCGTGTGATGGCTAGAGCGCCACGCTTTGCACAGCGGGCAATGAAGTTCCCATGGACAATCCCTTCCCGCCCGAGACATTCGACACGCTCGACCTCGACAAGCTCCAAGACCTCATAACGAGACTCAAGGAATCGGAGGTCCCCTACTTCCGATACGGCATCATGGAGATCAGCTTCGCAGCGCCGGAGCAGGCAGCCTCGTCAATGGGCTTCGTTCCGATGAGCGAGCGAGCCGGTGTCAAGGCGACGAAGGACGGCGATAAGCCGGATCCTGATGCACACATTCCCGAGCACTACCGCAAGGCGTTCGGCAATCGGCCCATTCCGAGGCACCGGCCACGCGAGGTGAATGCAAACGAATAGAGCCCCGTGGCGTACGCCCAACCCCGACGATCCTGACGACAACAAGAAGCGGGCCATGGACCTCTACATGGAGGCCGCTTCGATCGAACAGCGCCAATCGAGCTGGCACGAGCTGAACCTCTGGAATTCGACACTCGTGTTCAATCGCGAGCTGCCGGCGTTCCGCTGGGGTGACCCTCAGGCCGATTGGGAGCTTCAGCCAGTTGATCTCAGAACTGAGAATCTGCTGGAAGCAATCGCCGAATCGTTTGTTAGCAAGGCCGCTAGCTCTCCGCTCAAGCCGTCGCTCGTTCCCCACGGGCAAAGCCTTGAGACGGAGACAGCGGTTCGTGTTGCCGATGACTTCGTGTTCGGCGTGTGGAACCAGACGCAGGCCGAAGAGGCGTGCATCCAGATGTTCCTCGACGCCTACGTATCCGGTATCGGCTGCGTAGAGGTCGCGTACAACAAGAAGACCGAAGAGCTGCACGTCGAGAGCGTCTTCTTCGACAACATCATTATCGACAATCGCGAGTGCCCCGCTGGCGGCGGTTCAGCGCCACGCACCTACCGCATTCGTCGAGTGCTTCCGCAGGCAACCGTGGAGGCGCAATACGGCGTCAAGCTCGACAAGCAGCAGACGTATAAGGTCGGCTATCGCCAAGGCTGTGCTCCTGGCTGGGTGGTCGTCATTGAGGCGTGGACTCCGGGCGAGCGCCATATGGTTGCGACCGGCGACACGATCCTCTTTGAAGAGGAATGGAAAGAGGACTGGGTTCCGCTCGTCTTCTTCCACTGGACGGATCACCGTTCCGGCTTCCTTGGCAAGTCCGGTGTTGAGCAGCTGCTTCCCTACCAGACGAAGCAGAACGACCTAGGCGAAGCAGTCGAGAAGGCGATCGACATCGTTTGTGTTCCGCGCCTTCTGATGAACGCAAACTCGATGATGGACGTCGGCCAGCTCGATAATGAGATGGGCCGCGCATGGCTCTACTCCGGCATCGAGCCTAAGCCGTTTGAGTGGCGTACCGACCTGAGCACTCTCCTCAATGAGCGCGAGCGTAACTGGTCGAAGGCGTTTTCACACGTCGGACTGTCTGAGCAGTTTGCTGGCGCTGACATGCCCCAGCAGGTTCGCCTTGATAGCTCCGCTGGTGTTCGCGAGTTTCACAACATGGAGGACCGGCGCAATCTACGGCGCTGGTCTCGCTACGAGAAGGCCCGCGAGAACGTAGCCAAAACGATTGTGAACGTACTCGGCAACGAGAAGGGCGCTGACGCTTTCTCGACGTATTACCACTCGGGCAATCCTCGCACGAACGTTGTTGAGATTCCGTACGAGGCAATCAAGCAACTAGGCAAGGACCAGTACAGCTGGACGATGGCGATGACGCCGCTCCAAGCGATGTCCCCCGCCGCTCGTCGTGAGTTGATTCGCGATTACACGTCGCGCGGTCTCATCAAAGAAGGCTCGGAAGAGGCCCGCCGCATGGAGGGCAACACCAACCTGGAGCGTGAAGAAGAGCTGGAGATGATGTCGAAGGAAGACATTGATCTCCGCGTTCTCAAGATCCTCCAGAGCGGTGAGTACGAGCAGCCCACCAATCTACAGAACCTCACGTACGGCATTCGTCGAGTCGCTGCGAACATGCACCGGCTCAAGAAGTACGAAGACGTGAAGCCTGGCGACAAGCGGATCATGAACCACACGAAGTGGATTGTGAACGCCATCGCGATTCAGAAGCAGACTCTGATTCAGGCGCAGCAGCAAAACCAAATGACCGCCTTCAGTCCCACGCAGGGAATGCCAGGCACCAACTCTTCAAACGGGCCGCCCACGATTGTACAGGCCCCGCCGCAGTAACCAAGCGGCGTATTCCGATTGAGGTCCATCGTTGTCCACTGAATTTCTGACTCGTATCGCTGTACTCGAAACTGAACTTGCCAAGCTCCGTGCCGCTAATTCGCCTGGTGCGATCAAACAGCAGCTCGTGAACAATCCGGCTGGGTTCTTTGCGTCCCTCGGACTCACCCCTGAAGAGAAGACGCACGTACAGCGTGTCACCGTCGCCGATGCCCTCGGTGATCAAGCCCCGCCCGAGATGAGGATGCTCGCGCAGTTGGGGCCGCAAATCGCGCAGCAGAGTCAACTCGCCGCCACTATTGAAGCCCTTAGCCGGAGGGTTGAAGAGTTGGTGGTCGCGCCTCGCAAGGCTGAGGAGACTCGCACAAGTCTGAACGCGCTGATTGCAAACAAAGAAGCGTACCCATTCCTCTCGGCTGCCATCGCGAAGAACCCCTCGCTACTCGATAGCAAGGTGAAGAATCGCACGGGCGAAGCAGCCGACATCGCCAAAGAACTGGAGGCCGAAGCAAAGGAATTTGCGACTGCGTTCGGTTACCAGGCACCAGCCCAACCCGCGAGTGATGCAAACGCGGAGACGAATAAGGATGCTCAAAGTACGCAGAGCAAACCGGCTCCCTTGGCGGGCGCTCAAATGATTGTTCCGCCGATTCCTGGGGCGACCGTTGGTCCTCTCACTCCTGAAGAGGACAAGCAGCTCAAGGAAGAATTCCTCCGCAAGCAAGGATGGGCATAGCCCTCCTGTCTGCATTACATAACAGCAATTAGCTGTCACGGAGTTAATGGGCAGTTCCATTAACATGGGTTCGGTCAACACGTCGAACCTGGCTGAGTATTTCATCAAGCGGTACAACCTCGTTGGCCGCGACGCAGAGTATTACAAGAACCGTCCGACGCTGGCGGCTCTCGCTGCTTCTCGCGACACCGAGTCTCTCAAGAAGTCGGATGGCTTCTACGAGACGCTGAAGGTCGCTGGTGGTTTCAGCGCCTCGCCCGATTGGGAAGAGGGTAATAAGAACCACAAGCCGTCGAAGAAGGTTCGTTGGCACGTTGAAGATCCGTACGCACAGTACGGTTTTGTTGCCTTCGATAGCCTGATGCTCGCTCGTAACGAGGGCGGCGCTGCGCTGCTCGACGTCAAGGCGTCCGAGGCGGACGACGTTCGCGAAGGCATGCTCGACACGTGCGAATTCGAGCTGTGGAACGATGGTTCGGGCTCACGCGGTCAAATCGCTGTTGGCGGCCTTAACGGCACGGCGGCGGTCCGCGTTATTACGCTGGTTACCGAGTCGGACGTTTACAACTTCCCGTACGGCGCGATCATCACGGGTAACACGGCGGCAGACGGCAGTGGCACTGCTCGCACCAACCGTTACGAGGTTACCGACCTCGACCCGCAGAACGGTAAGGTCACCCTCACCCGGACGATCGATAACAGCTCTGCGCTCGTTGCGGAGGATTACCTGCACGTCGTTGGTTCTGCCGGCGATTACATGCCCGGTATCCCGACCTTCATCCCGGCGTCGGCTCCGAGCGATACGCTGCTCGGTGTTACGCGCGGTGCGAACCCGGCAACGTCTGGTTGGCGTTTCGCGTTCAAGATGTCGATCGCTGAGACGATCGGTCTCTCGTTCTCGAAGATGGGCCGCTGGGTCCACAAAGAGAAGGGCCGGTTCGTTTGCGTTCTCTCGACCAACGATTGGTACCAGCTCTCGCTTGAGCGTGAGGGCCGTGTCCAGCCGGATCCGGGTGCGGTCCAGAAGTGGGGCCTCGAAGGTCTCTCTGTTCGTACCTCGTACGGCTCGATCAGCTGCATCGCAATCCCGCAGCTCAAGGATGGCCGTGGCTACATCCTCGACTTCAGCACGTGGAAGTTCTACACGCTGAAGAACGTCCCGCACGTCATCGACGGTGACGGTCAGACGTTTGTCCGTGGCGGTGTTGATGCACCGGACGGCTACAAAAACGGCGACTTCATCAAGATGCAGCTCCGCATGTGGAAGCACCTGCTCTGCCTCAAGCCGATGAGCAACGCCACGTTCCCGACGGTTCCGAGCTAATCGGTAGCTGTCTAGGAGACTAAATGGAGAACCGCAATAGCGCATCTCACGCGCGAGGGTTCCAGCTCGACATTCACGGAATGTTCCGTATCAATAGCACGAGCGACCCCGATAATATCCGCGACGGCAACAGCGATATGGTTGCTAGTGTTGGTCGCGGATCAGCGGGTCTCTTTACGGTCACTCTGGCCTCCGGCTTTACTCTTCCCGAGAAGCTGAATTACCAGAGCGCGGAGATTGCACAGGCGGCGAACCCGACTGTTTGGTCTAAAGCGCACATCGTGAAGGACTCGTATAGTCAGGTTAATCGTACGTTTCAGATCCAGGTACTCAAGGCTACGGCCTCGGGCGATACGGCTGACGCGGCGAGCGACGCTGACGACAATGACCAGGTCTCGTTCTGGCTTCGCGGCTCGATCGATTCCATCGGCACGGATAACGTGACGTAGAAGAGTCCTGCTGGTTCCAAATCATTGGTTTGGAGCTAGCGGGATTTCTTTTATGTACTTCGACACGGAGGGCAATGGCTTTCTTTACGCTTGAGCAACTGATCGCGCGCGCAAAAACGTACGTGGATGATGACCATAACGACGAGAAGAGCTGGATCAGCGACGAGCGATGGAAGGATATCGCGAACGTTGAGTACGGCCAGCTTTACAAGCGGTGGATTCGGCAAGGTCTGATTACCCCCGAGCCGACGACGGCTTACATCGTTGAGTCCGACGGCACCTTACAGATTGACGGGGTGCTAGCGATTGTCGGAGTCGGAAAAGACTTCGGCGACTTCATTCGGCCGCTCACACCCGCGCAGCCATTGATCGGCAAGCACGCTTTCTGGCGAGGCTCGACGCAGCCGGTGAACCCGTCGGTTACGTGGGCCGCGTTTTCGCAGGGCGATCGAATCGTCGTGAAGCTGGAGCCGGTCCCAAGCGATTTGGTCGTCACAGACGAGACCAGCAATTACGTTGTTCGCTACATCGCAGCCCCGACGGCAATCGATTACCAACCCGCAGAACCGCTCGAATCGGAAGACCTCTACGTCGGTATGTACGATATCCCGTTCGGTGCCGATGAGCGCGTAGTTCTCGGCATGGCCCGCCGCGCCCACCTGAAGGACTCGGTGAACAGCACACTGCTGAACGGCCTCATCGCCGAAGCCGACGCGGAGCTGAATTTCACAGCCGCCAGCAAGATCGACGGGATCAAGGTTCGGCGACTTCCTAAACGCTCTGCCCTCATGCGCAGCACCCCAAGGGTCAGCATTTGGCCAGAACGATCTGAGTGGATGTACTTCTAAATGGGTCTTAAGGTTCTCGCCAATCTCAGTGGCATCGCAGAACAAGCGGTGCAGCGTGCGTTTCGTCAGATTGAAAACGTCATCAATGATATTCGCGAGCGCCTAGCTGATCTTGAAGAGCAGAGTGGTGAGCCCGTTGTCGGTGGTGTCTCTTCGGTAACCGGCACTGGCGCAGCGAACGTCTCCCCAACAACTGGGGATGTCATCGTTGACGTTGATCTCTCCGGTTACGCGCTCGACGGGCACACGCATCCGATTTCCGACGTCACGAACCTCCAAACGGAGCTTGATGGCAAAGCGGACGTAAGTCACACACACGTCATTGCGGACGTCACCGACCTTGGTGTGTTCACGGACACCGATGACGGTCTCGTTCCGGCTCCGAACAACGGCAGTGATCCGACCAAGGTTCTCGCGGCCGATGGAACGTGGATTGACGTCGCGGCGCTAATTGATGGGTTCTTTGGTTCCGGCGACGACGGGGATGTCACCATCTCGGTGAACACCACGCTCACGCGGGACATGGCCTACGATGACCTAACCGTCAACAGCGGCATCGAGCTGAACACGGGCGGGTATCGCATCTTCGTTAAGGGCACGCTCACCCTCGACGGTAAGATTGTTCGTAACGGAACGGCGGGGGATCCGGGAGCAGCTTCACCATCTAACGCAGGCGGCGCAGGTGGTGCGGCTCTGGCAGGCGGAACACTTCCGGGTAGCACTGTGGGTGGTGCCGGTGGAGCAGCGGCCGGTGGCGGGACTGGTACTGGTGGCGCGTCACTAACGCGCTACACCGGACTCGGCACGGGCGCTCCGAGCGGGACTGGTGGTGCTGGTCAAGGTGGTGCCGGTGGAGCCAACTCCGGCGGCACTGCTGGTGGCGCGGGTGGTAACTGCACCGAAGCCACAATCACTAACGGCGCAACAATCTACAACATGCTTCAGTCCGTAACCGGGCGCATGCTTACCGGCGACCTATTCTCCGGTGCGACGGGTGGCGGTGGTGGTCGTGGTAGTCCGAATGCCGGTGAACGCGGCGGTGGTGGTGGTGGTTCGGGTGGCGGCTACATCGTCGTGTGCGCTCGCACGTGTACCGGAGGCACCATTGAAGCTAAGGGCGGCGAGGGTGGTGCTGGCGGTTCGGGCGGCGGGACTAATGCCGGTGGCGGTGGTGGCGGTGGCGGCGGCACAATCATTGTCGTCGTCGGGACCGGACCGTTTCCGACGTGTGATGTCTCGGGGGGAACTGGTGGCCTTGGTACTGGCTCCGGCGTAAACGGATACAGCGGCGGTGCTGGTCACGTGGAGTGTTATCGACTGTCAACAGGCGTTGCCGGTGGCGGCGGCGGATCAGTCGCTGATGGTGACTACGGCGACATTACCGTATCGACCTCCGGCGGAACCTGGACGATTGATCCGAGCGCTGTTACGTCGGGCAAGATTGCCACTGGGGCCGTAACGACGGCCAAGATCGCCGCGTCGGCTGTCACCGCCACCGAGCTTGCCACCGACGCAGTCACCACGGCCAAAATCGATGACGACGCGGTTACTACCGCCAAGATTCTGGCCAACAACGTTACCCTGGCGAAGCTGGCCCAACTAGCGACGGCGCGGTTTCTAGGTCGCACCACGGCGGGCACTGGTGACGTCGAAGCCCTTACTGGGACACAGGCGACGGCCCTGTTGGACGTCGTTACGACATCCGTCAAGGGCCTGGTTCCGACGGCCCCGAACGATGCGACCAAGTACCTCGACGGCACTGGTGGCTGGTCGGTTCCGGCCGGTGGTGGAGGCGGCGGGGGGCTCTTTTCGCCCACGCTTAGCTCGGTCCCCACGTCGTCCAACACGGGTCTCAACGCCTGGAACAATCAGCCCACGTCTGCCACGGTGAACGACCGCTCCAATGGTCTTGTCGTCTACACGCCGAATCAGGGCGGCGGTGCGACTATCAACAGCGCCATCCGCTACAAGGTCTGCCCGTCTACGCCCTTCACGGTTACGGCCCTGCTGGCTGCCAATCACGCCTGGGGCACCAACGCGGGGTTGATGTTCGGGTTCACGGACGGCACCACGTCGACGGCCAAATTCCAAGGCTTTGTCTGGAAGCCGTACTACACCACGGCCAACGACAACTTTGGAATTTTCAACTTCTCAGCCCTGAACGCCGGGTCTGCTTCGAGCGTTCGGACCCTTACAAATAACAACGGCTTCTTCATGACGGGGTCACAGTTTTTCTGGTTCAGGTTGTCGGACGACGGAACCACGGTGCTGTACCAGACGTCACCAACGGGCGACGACGGAACGTGGATTACCTTCCAGTCCGTCACCAAGTCTGGCAGCTACCTCGGGTCCACGGGGTACGACAACGTGGCGTTCGGCTGTTTCGGATACAGCGGCGAAATCTACGCCCAAATGCTGAGCTACACGGAGGCTTAGGTTCCTCCGGCCACAAGGATTAATGATTGGAACTGACCTCGACCTCGACCTACCCGACCTCGGCGACTCGCTAGCTACAATCGTTAGCAAGACCGTTGTGGCGCTGTCTGCGATTGAAGACAGCCACGCTGATCTAGCAACGCCTTCAGCCCTCGACATCAACAGCAACATTTCGTTCGGAGGTAATCACGCCACGAACGTCGGCGGCGTCGTGCTGGCGGCGGGCAACTCTCCAACTGCTGCGGGTAGCTTCTATTACTCTGGCGGCAAGTTCTACCTGAAGGACGCGACTGGCGTTATTCAGCTCAGCGCGGACGGCACAATCAATGTGTCAAGCAGCGGCGGCATCGGCGGCGACTACGGCCAGGGCGGCAATCCAGCGGTCGTCACGTATGACGATGCTTCCGGGCAGTATCGCTTCAAAGAGTCGACCGGGCCTGACGTCTGGGCTGACCTCGTTGTCGACGACGTTGTGTTGATGGAGACGAGTGGCACGGACTCAATTCGGCTCTCTGCTCCGGCCGACGTGACGACTAGTTACACGCTGACGCTCCCGGCGGCGCTCGCAGCAACAAGCGGCCCTCTTCGGGTTGACGCGACCGGGCAGGTTTCGTTGGGCGCACAGACGCACAACAGAAATATCTCCCCGGCAGGCTGGCAAACGACTCCGAGTGCTTGGCGCATTCAGGCTGGTGCTGGTAACGGACCGATCTACTGGGAGCCAGCAGCCCTCAGTTCAGCGGCAGAAACGCTAATGGCGCCCGTCGATCTTGAAGTAGGGCAGACCATTACGGACTTTCGTGTCAACGTTCGCAAGAATAGTAGTGATGATGCAAACCTCATCATCACACTGGTTAAGATTGACGAGACCACCGGAGTAATCACGACCGTCCGCGCTGTGGCTACTAACGCCAACGCACCGGGAACGGACTCCACACTGACCCCGGCAGCCTTTACTGAGACAATCGCAGCGGGCTACTCCTATGCGTTCATTACCGATTACGGATTTGTAACCGGCCCCGACCCCTCCGCAAAGGACCGCATTTACAGCATCAAGCTGACCTACACGGACCCTCACTAACCAATGGGACAACGCCAGCCCGACCAGGACAAAATCATTTGGCAGTCGGTTCCGTTCCCTATCGGCGGGACGGGACTTGACCTCCGAACCCCAACAACTCCGGGCGCGCTGACGAAACTCATCAACGCCCGTTTCCGTGATGAGCGCACCGTCGAACGTCGACTCGGCTACAGCAGCATCGAGCTTCAGGACGCCAGCGACTTCGCGAACGGCACGAACACCCCGGAAGGCTGGCTCTACGGCCACGGGCAGCTGCTCACCGACCTCGGTGACGCACACTTCCCGATTGCTAAGCAGGGCAAGGGCGTCTTCAAGTACGGCGATACGCACCTCTGCTGGACCGGCGACCGACTTCTAATCGCTCGTGAGGGAACGTCGATCGGCAGCAGCCCTTTTTGGAGTCGCGGAGGTGGAACGAGCAATCGTGGTATCCCGGCCTACCTACCAGTGCAGACCGACAACGCCCCGCCCGATAAGGTGACCGGCGATTACGTCGAGACCTGCCTCACCGAGACGCTGCGTGTTGTTCTCGCCTCGACAGATAGCGAAGACCTGATCGCGTGGGTCATCGACCGCGCAACCGGCGCAGTGCTCAACCGTACCGACATCGTGTCCGGTGGTGATGGGATCTACGAACCGCGCGTCATCAACTCCGGTGACCTTCCCGTCGCGGTGTGGCTCGACGGCACCGAGCTTTTCATCAGTTGGTGGTCTGGAATCCAATGGAGCACCCCAAGTGTCATTTCTGATGCTGTAACGACTTTTGAGGTTGCAGAAGTATCAGGCGGCTTTGCGTTGGCTTGGCAGACAGGCGGCGTCGTGAAAGTCGGACGCTACACGCAGCACACGACCGACAACACGCTGTTCGATTTTGGAACCGCGCTGACGCTGCCGAGTGATGCAGCCGGCGCACTGGCCTTTGCTGTTGCTCCCAACGATTCGGTTGGGCTCGTCTGGCAGGATGCGGAGGATGTAACGCTTTGGGCGAGCACATTTGGGCCTGACCTCGAAACAGACGCACACCTTCAGATCAGCTCGACGGCTGGCCCGTGGGATTCAGGTATCTCCTGCTGCTTCCGCGCAATCGAGGACGAGTACGAGCGGCACAAGCTCGTTGTTCACGCGGGCAACGGGGCGCTGTACACGCAGCTGTGGGAGCTGGCGCATTCGGACGATGATGTGCTGGAGACTGTGCAGACGGACAAGCGCTACCGCACGAAGCTGGCGAGCAAATCGTTTCGCATCGGCGACGAGGTGTTCTGCTGGCTGCAAGCACGCAATAGCGAGACCAATTACCTGGCGGCGGGCGTTACGATGCCTCAGGTTTGCGGCATTGCTGACCGTGAAGACGCGGTGTCTCGAATCGTTCGCGATACCGGCGCACCGGGCTATGGCGTGAAGGGGTTGCCGATGGTGTACCCCGACCCTCTCGATGAGCACCGCGTTACGTGGATTCGGCCGTTCAACACGACGCGAATTACCACAATCGACGACGAGCGCTCGAAGGTCGCTGATCTCTACGTACGCGCCGGTAACTGCCGCATCGGTGACATGAACTTTCTGCCGCCGCTGTGCGCAGTGCAGTATGGGGAGAGCGTCTACTTCGCTGGCTCGCACGTTCGCAACTGGGACGGCATGGAGCTGGGTGACGCGGGCTTCCATGATTACCCGCTCGTCAGCTTCAGTCAGTCGGACGGTGCAGGGGCGCTCAGTAACGGCGTTTACCAGGTTCGCGCCTACCCGGTGCGCTACAACAAACGTGGCGAGCGATTCCAGGGCTCAGCAATTACCGAGTCGGTAGAGATCACTGGAGCCAACGATACACTGCTTGTTACGGCGCAAACGGTTCCCGTTACGAACCACGACGATCTGACGTTTGAGATTTGGCGCACCGAAGCGGGTGGCACGACGTTCTACCTGGACGGTGTTGTCACAAACGATTTGGCGGCGGGCAGCGTCAGCTACACGTGCACACTCAGCGACGCGGCGCTTCGGCTCCGTCCCGCTGATCCTCATGCGCCCGGTATCGGGATTGCTGCTGAGGTCGAAGAGCTGGGACCTCTCGGCTGTGAAATCTTGGCTGTCTCTGGAGATCGACTTTGGGGTGCTGGAGGCCAGGTTCCCGGAGGCTTCGTTCAATTCTCGAAGCTCAAGGAGCCGGGCGAGGCGGCGGGTTTTGATCCGCTGGCTGGCTACCAGGAGATTGACATCCAGGGCGCGCGTATCACCTCGATGATTGGGTACGCCGAATCGATGTTGTTCTTCTCGCTTGGCGGCTTCTATCAGTTGCACGGCGCGGGACCAAACAACTACGGCTCGGGCGGCTATTCGACGCCGCAGCTCAATCTTGTCGACGGGGCAGTGACTCATCTCGGAACCGGCATTACGCAAGAGGGTCCGGTGTACTGGGGAGTTGATGGGCCGCGCCTGATGAGACCCAATAGCGGCGTAGTGAATATCTCCGCGCCAGTTCGGCTCTTGACGAAGACGCTCACGCCCTCCGGTGTGCAAATCGATTTTGCTCGTCAGGAAGTCGTGTGGTTCACGGAGGACGGGAACGCGGTTCTGTGGAACTACCAGAACAGCTCTCGATGGGCACAATGGAAGGGGTTGAAGGTCGCGGGGTGCTGCAACGACGCGCTGATGATGACGAACGGTAGGCTCTTTCAAGAGTCGGCCGAGGCGTACGGCGACGGTGGGGCGCCATTTACCTTCGCTGGCGCTACCGGCGAGCTGAACAGCGGCTCGTACGGCGGCGACATGGAAGTGAATCGGGTCGGTGTTGCGGGCGTGTACGAAGGAGAGCACGAGCTTCGTCTTCGCATCTTCTACAACGGCTCACCGCTTTGGTCGGAGCAGTGGATCTTTGACCCGCGCGATCGAACGTGGCTGACATCCGGCGCTGAGTTGGAGAGTCTAACGCCGGAAGCGATTGACGACCTTGGTTGGAATACGCAGAACGGCTCTTACGCGGTGACGAAGAAGGCAAACCGTCACAGCTGTCGCCACTTCCGTGTGGAGTGGTCGGATATCAATTCGGACCGACCGACGTACCGGCTCTTTGAGCTGTCACTCGAAGTCGGTTCTCGCGGTGGAACGGGCCGTGCGCCCGTCCAATCGTTTGGGAGTTAATGGATCCAGAAGTAGAGCGAATCACGGCGGCGCTGCTCCACCAGCACCCGACAATGTCCCCTGAGTACGCGCGGTCAATCGCCCGGCAGATTCAGCCCAGCGCTAACGCCGGGTACGGCACTGCGGCGAACGGATACGACGTCGTTGACGACACCGGAGTTACTTACCCTAACCCCGGAAGGATTGCGGCGGCAGAAAGCATTGCGGCGCAGGAAGCCTCGACGACTCCGATTTACTCAGGCCCCGAAGGCCCGGTAGCCCTCGCTAAGCAGTACCTCGACGAGCAGGCCGCTAAACGCCACATGCTTGCTCAGCGAGATCAGATGCAGAAGGCGACGATGCTGATGCAACGAGACGACTCTGCTCAAGCCCGAATGGTCGCGCAGCGTGACGCCTCGATGGATGCGGTGAAACGGTTGAAGGCCGACGACGCCGCAAACAGCAAAGCCTCCCCACCAACGGTTGTGGGCAACCCGGACGAGAAGATGAAATCTCAACGGATTCCCTACACGCCGACGACGCCGCAGTACCAGGCGTATCGTGAGAAGCAGGGGCTGGGGCCGGATCTTCGGCCTGACGCGGTCAGTGCTGCGGATCCACGTACGGTGCGTGACCCCGTTGCCGAGAAGAAGAAGCAGCGCGTTGCTGCCTATTACGGCCTGATGGCGAAGCAAACATCCGGGCAGCCGCTGACGCCGGAAGAGTCTCAATGGCTCGACCTCGTTCACTACGGCGCTCGTAACATGAAGAGTGGTCTCTAATGTCTGATTACAACTGGAGCCAAGGCGCACAAGGCGCGGTTGGCGGTGCAATGACGGGCGCTGCTCTCGGTAGCGTCGTGCCGGGCATCGGAACCGGAATTGGCGCGGGTGTTGGTGCAGTCGCGGGCGGGCTCGCTGGCCTGTTCGGCGGTGGCGGTGCTGCTGATTACGAAGACCGACTCAAACAATTGGCGGCAGGGTACGGCGGCGCGCAAGCCCCTCAGCTCGGGCAGGCATCGCAGGGCGCCTATTCGCAGTTTCGAGGCAACCAAGCCGGTCTGATTGCGAATCTCGAAGCAATGGCTCGTGGTGAGGGACCGTCGGCCGCTCAAATTCAGATGCGCGAAGCAATGGATCGCGCGGCGGGCGCTCAGGCGTCGGCGGCTGCTGGGGCGGGCGGGCGCGGCGTCAATGCAGGCGCGGCTCTCCGTAACGCGACGAACACCACGGCGGCGCAGACACAGCAGAACAACCGTGACATGGCGACGATGCGCGCTAATGAGCAGTTCAATGCGTACGGCATGCTCGGTCAGGCGGTTGCTCAGGGACGCGCGGGCGACGAGAACATGAACCAGTTCAACGCTGGTCAGCAAAATCAGTTTGCGATGGCGAACCAGGACGCGGCGCTTCGGCATTGGGGCATGAAAACGCAGGCTGAGCTTCAGGCCAATCAGATGGCGATGGGTGCAGCCGGACCTGGAATGGGAACGCAGCTGCTCGGTATGGGCGCCTCCGCGATTGGTCCCGCGATGCAGTATTCGATGGGCCAGCAGCAGATGCAGAACCAGCAGGCAATGCAGCAGCAGTACCTCCAATACATGCAGCAGCAGCAGATGCGTCCGCAGGGTGCGGGCTTCATGGGCTCGGTCGGCGGTGCGGTTCCCTCGATGCCGTCGTTCAATCCAACAGGCTACGCGCAGCAGATGGCGATGAATCAGCCGGGCGGCGCCCAGTACAGCCAGCTTCCCTCGCAGGGGCAGCCACAGTATCCGGGGC